TAGGATTGGTGTGGCCTCTAAAAAGGATAAAAAACTATATCAGTCTTGTCATGTGTTACATAAGCGTGGAAAGTATTACATAACCCATTTTAAAGAAATGTTTATGCTTGATGGTAAGGACTCAACCCTATCTGAGGATGATGTTCTAAGACGAAATACCATAGCTAATCTATTAGAAGAATGGGGTTTGTTGAGGGTTTTAGATACAAGTAAGATTGCAGACAGAATGAATTTGTCTAATATCAAGGTGCTTGCATTTAAAGAAAAGGGGTCTTGGACACTAGAGTCTAAATATAATATAGGCCGTAAGTAATTGAATTTAACAATGAAGGAAAAGAAATGAACGAAAAATTGAAATTTGAATTTAGCGTAGAAGAAGCAAATACTGTTCTTAATGCGCTAGCACAACTTCCATATACACAAGTTAGTGCACTCATTGACAATATCCGCACACAAGCTGCACCACAAGTGCAACCAGTTGAAAAAGTGGCAGCGGAACCTGTCTAAAAAGAATTTGGGGTGGTCCCAAATAGTTGATGCCTTCGGGGTCAACTTAATTTAAATCTTGCTTTAATTAGGAGATAATATGACATTAAAAGATCGTTTTACAACTAAAGATCTTCCACAACTTACATCATGGGTTGGTTTTGACCGCATGTGGGATGAATTGGAGAAAATCCAAACTCGTGCCACAAAGATGATCACTTACCCACCATATAATGTAAAGAAGGTAGATGAAAACCATTTTGTGATTGAGATGGCATTGGCCGGATTCGGCCCCAGTGACATTGATATTACTACCAAAGATGACCGATTGGTTATTAAGGGTGAAGTTAAACCAGATGATAAGGCACAGTACCTATATAAGGGAATTGCCGAAAGAGCATTTGAGCATAGTTTCACATTGGCGGATTCTGTTGTAGTTAGAGAGGCCACCATGATCAACGGCATGTTGAAATTGTGGTTAGAACATTTTGTACCTGAAGAGAAGAAATCTAAAAAGATTCAAATAAATGCACAAAGCAGCGCAGGCACAAAACAGTTTATCCAGGACTGATAACAAGTGGGGTCTATGACCCCATTTCTGTCTATATGATAGTCCTAAGCTTACCACACTTTAGTAGAGGCGGCTGGGGATTCAATATATCAGTAGTGGGTGGGGTCATTTTAATTGTTGCACATAATGAAGTTTTCTTTTATACTCAATGCATGTATTTCAAGACACGGGAAACCGCAAGTAATTGGATAAATTCGTTGATTATAGCAGAAAAGATTGGAGATAAACATGATGATGAGACTAGGTGAACCGATATTCCGTTCGGTACAAGGTGAAGGTAATAGAGCAGGTGTATTGAGTATTTGGGTCCGTCTATTCGGATGTAATCTCACTTGCGGTGGGTTTTTTCAGAAGGACCCAACATCACCAACAACATGGGAAGTACCTGTTGCACTAAATAATGGCAAGATATACAAGAACATCAATGATGTTCCCATCCTTCATACAGGATGCGATTCTGGGTACAGTTGGCACCCCAATTTTAAACATCTGGCAATAGACACTGAGATGCATGATGCAGTCAATACAATTGACTCACTATTGTATGAGGGGCAGTGGCAGCACCCGTTGACACATAATTGGATTGACTTGTGCATTACTGGTGGTGAACCAATGATGCAACAACGTAAAATTATGGGGCTAATCGCTGAATTGGAAGAACGCTATCATGTATTCTTTGGTGATTCAGGTGCTCCTACAGTCATTCAAATTGAAACCAATGGTACACGGTTACTTGAACCTGGATTCCGCAAGTTTATTCGTGATAACTACATTGATATAAACTGGAACATATCACCAAAACTGTTTAATGTTTCGGGTGAGGTGGATAAAGTTGATTATGCAAACATTCGAGAATATCAAGACACTACACAATTAGGTCATCTTAAGTTTGTAGTTAATGATCGTGATGAGACATGGGATGAATTGAATAAGCATGTTGACAATCTAAGGGATGCAGGTGTTCATCTTCCTGTTTATATAATGCCTGTGGGTGCAACTTATGAGCAACAGTCGGATACTAAAACGCTGTCAGCTATTGCAAACCGAGCTATAGCGAACGGGTATCATGTTAGTGGCAGGCTTCACGCAATCCTATTTGGGAACGGAATCGGTACCTAACAGTGTAAAATCAACAGGTTACATGCGCGTTTTGACATCAAAGTCCCCATAGTGCATAATACATCATAAATTGAAATTTTAGGAGTTTGAATGAATGATGTTGTGACAAAGGAAGAGATGAAAACAAGAGTTTTCAAAGTTCCTGTGGGTTACGTGCAATATCTAGAGGTCAAGATCGCTGAATTGAATAAGAAGGCGGTTAAACTCGGAACAACCGAGAATCGCATTGTGCTTGGTGATGTTGTCACTATCAAAAACAAAAAAGAGCACGCTAATTCACCTGATACATTTACTGAATATCAGTTGTTGACAGTTGAGGGTGCTGCTCCCATGTTATCAGGATGGTCATTTATGGGTAAATTAGAACCCCATGAAGCAGGAACCATTGTGAAATCAATTCCCGGCCAAACTATCCCTCACAAGTTTTTCACATCGAACCCAATGCATTGTGAGCATTGCAAAACTAATCGTTACCGTAAGGAAACCTTTGTAGTTAAAAAGGGTAGTGATTATCTTCAAGTTGGTCGTGCGTGTCTCAAAGATTTTATGGGTCATGCATCACCTGAAAAGTTTGCAGCATGGGCAGAGATTCTGCAAAACCTCGAAGCTACAATCAGTGATTATGAAAATGATAACTGGGGTGGTTCTCGTGTAGATTGGGTAGCAAATACAGTTGAAACAGTTGCATCAGCATTTTCAGCAATTCAACGTGATGGTTTTGTGGGAACTAATTATGAAGGTAATAAGGAGCCCACAAAGTATACTATGTCAAAGCATTTTAATCCCCCAACAGGATTAGATGCAAAGTATCATACACCATTGGTCGTAACTGATTCTCATACAGCCAGTGCAAAGTTGTGCATTGTGTGGATTCAGGATAAAGCAAAATCAAATAATGATGAGTTTTGGCAGAATCTTAACAAGTTTGTTTCTGTGCAAAACAATACTCATAAGGCATTCGGTTATCTTGCAGCAGCAGTTATGATGTATGAAAAGGAACAAGGTAATATTGCAGTTAAAGCAAAGATAACAGACGGTATTGTTGATTCTGTAATTGCTCCCGAGGGAACTAAAGTTACATTAGATGTGGAAATCATCAGTGCACATAAGTATCAACGCCAGGCATATCATTACAATGATTCTGGGGTGAGTCAGATTTTGACAATGAAAACAAAAGGTGGCAATCTTATCAAAATGTTCACCACAAACCTGGTAGTTAAGGTCGGTGATGTTGTTGGGTTATCTGGAAAATTGGGGCGGTGCGAGAAAGAATCATTTGACAAGTCACCATTTAAAGGGATCTTCATTACAATGATGGCACCCAGAGCAAGATTACTTGCATAATAAGGTTAGTTGTGCAATAATTGATTTATACAATGATAGGAATTTATAATGAGCATTTTGCGTATTTTGAATGAGTTGGCATCGGATAATTCACGATTAGCCAAAGAGGCTATTCTGAAAAGAGAACAGAATAACAAACTGTTACAGCGAGTAATCAAGGCAGCGTTTGACCCATTCATTAACTATTATGTCTTGAATGCAGAACCCGTTTCAAGTGCAAGTTCGGACTTATCTCTCGATGATATGTTCGACATTCTTCGTCGATTGTCAACCCGTGAGATTACAGGCAATAAGGCTCGGGCACTAATCTGCAATACCAAAACACAATTGTCAGATTCAGATGGTGAAGTATTCTACCGAATCTTGCAACATGATCTTCGCTGTGGTATTGCAACAGCAACAATCAATAAGATTTGGCCAGGCACCATTCCAGTGTTTGATGTATGTTTGGCGCACAAAGATACGTCAGGGATTAAGTATCCTGCATACGCACAAATCAAATATGATGGCGGACGATGCCATTTACATTTCGATGGTGTAAAAGCAACCGCATGGTCTAGGAATGGTAAGCAGATTGAATTACATGGTGCATTAGATAATGATGCCAAAACGATCATGTCTACAGGTGATACATGGGATGGTGAGATTGTTTTCCGCAAATCTAATGGTTCATTACATGATCGCAAAACCAGTAATGGTTTGTTCAATAAGGGAGTTAAAAACTCCATATCAGAATCAGAAGCAGCATTCGCAACATTCTTTGTGTGGGATAATGTAGATTTCACAGAAACTATTCCATACGATAAGCGCCTTGAATCTATGGGTGATGTATCAACAACGACAATTAGAATTGCGGGTACTATCATTGTAAAGAATGAACAAGAGGGATTAGATTTTTATGCCAAATGTTTAAGTGAGGGTGAGGAAGGTGCCATTCTAAAGAATAAGACATTTAAATGGCAACCTAAACGGATTAAAGATATTGGTAAGATGAAAGCAGAAGAAGAGGCTGATGTTCTAGTTACCGGATGGTTTGCAGGTAAACCAGGTACCAAATATGAAGATGGTTTGGGTGGATTAGAATACACCACATCAGATAAGGTTATTGAGGGTAATGTGGGTAGTGGGTTTTCAGATGATATTAGGTTCGCAGGTGATTACGATTCATGGGTGGGAAAGATTATAACAATTCGATATAATCAACGCATCAAATCATCTACAGATAAGAAAGAATCATTATTCCTGGCAAGGTATATTGAAACACGGTTAGATAAGGATATTGCAAATAGTTCGGACGAATTAAAATGAAGTGTAAACAGGGACAACTGGCATTCATTAATAAGTCGTTGAGGACATCTAATATAGGTAAGATAGTTACCTGCATTAGGCACATGGGGCACTATTCCATTGGTGATAGGATTGTACTCAATGGTGAGACATGGTTGGCATATGATACTTATGACCATTGGTTAATTGGTGGCAACATCGAGACACAATATGGTATGTCTAAGGAGGCATATATTATGGATTCTTGATTAACCCCTATTGATCCTGGTGTGTTAGATGAGGAAGATTCGCATAGTTTAACCGATGAATTGGAGACTGCATAATGGAAGTTAGTATTAATGGATTTACAGAGAATCAGGCAAAGCATGCCGATATTATATGGGCAATAGAATCACAAGAAGAAGTTCAAGTGTATCTAAATGCTCTAGATGGTATAGATTGGATTGATGCAAACATTGCACTCAATATGATTTGTGCAGAGGCAATGGATTCTGTGGATAATTTAGAAGATGCCTCTGAGTTATTGGCAAAGTATTGAAAAGGAGAAAGTATGAAACAGATTTTAGTCATTGCGTCTATTTTGTTATTGACCGCTTGTGGTAAAGTAGATAATTTTGTAAACGGTGTAAAATCAGCAACGGGTAACTTAGATCGAACAGTTACTCTGTATAATGAAACTGGTGGTGTAATTAAGTCATGGAAGACATCCAATACTGTTGAGTATGTGGGTCCAGTTGCTGGGTTTATTGATAAAGACGGGACTAATGTCCGTGTATCTGGCACATTCATTATTGAAGGTAAGTAATGGCATACGAAGATATTGTCGTCAAAGTTCAGGAAGAGGTCGATTACATTCTTCCTGCTATTTGTGTTAATGGTATGATGACTATCATGTCTGATATTGGTGCAATTTATATCACCAAAGAGCAGGCAATGCAATTCTTTGATCTTGTTGAAAATTCAAAGTATATTGAACAGCAAATGATGATTAGGACATTATCTAGGGCTGCTACGATGAATTGGGAAAAGACAGTGCCAATGCATTAAAAGCTAAGATTATCAATTTTATTAAAACGGTTAGTTAACTTAAAGAGGTATATATGGGATTTTTGTTTATGACGATTGTGGTAGTTCTTATTGTGAGTGCATCACTATGGGTTATGGTTAATAGGAAATTCGGTGTGATTTCACTTGGTGTGGGAACAGTATTGGCAATTTTATTGAATTCCCTTACTATTATTAGTGCAGGGCATATTGGTGTACAATCAACATTCGGTGAAGTTAATATGGTGCCCATTCAAGAGGGTATTCATCTAGTTAATCCAATCAGTGCAATTAAGAATGTAGATGTTCGACTTGCAACAGCAACATTAGCTGCAGCTAATGCAGGAACTAAAGATTTGCAAGTTGTGCATACTGATATTGTAGTTAACTACCGATTGGATCCTATTAGAGTTCCTTTCATCCTAAAGGAGTTTGGTATTGACGTAGATGCAAAGATCCTAGGTCCGTCAATGAATGAGGCATTTAAGTCAGTTACTGGGCATTACAATTCAGAGGAACTAATCACCAAACGTGATGAAGTATCAGCCTCTATTCTAGAGCATGTTAAGGAAAAGGTTGCCCCATATAGTATCACAATCAATTCAGTTAGTTTAGTTAATTTTGCATTCTCACCAGAGTATCAAAAGGCAATTGAGTCTAAGGTTATTGCAACCCAGGCTGCATTGAAAGCAGAGCAGGACTTGCGTCGTGTTGAAATCGAAGCAAAGTCACGCATTGCCCAAGCAAAGGGTGAGGCAGAGGCTATCTCTATACAAGCACAGGCTATTCAAAGCTCAGGTGGGGCGCAGTATGTACAGTTGCAGGCAATTGAGAAGTGGAACGGTGCATTGCCCACAATGATGAGTGGTGCAGTTCCATTCGTGAATGTTAAGTAGGATTTAATATGATGTTATGTAAAGATTGTGCTCATTTTAGAATGAATGATAAGTCGCTATATGCGTCAACTTGTACTCACCCAATATCTATCATTAGAATTGATGTTATCGACGGAAGGAAAGAATATGCCTTTTGTTATGACATGCGAGCAGAGGGCGGGCATTGTGACATTCCAGCAAAATTGTTTTTAGTAGATAAAGGAGTAAATATCCATGAACTATAGTATAGAACTAGCAGGTGAAACTTATATCAGTCTTATGGACATGGATAACGGTGTAGATATCCATTTTTCATTATATCTTGGTGATGCAGAAGATCCTGCAGTATCAGAGTCCATGAGTTTTGGTGAGTTCCTAGATAAGTGGATTGAGGATACATCTATTCCAAGTAATCCAAGGACAATGAGGCAGATTCATAAAGATGAGGCATCTGCACCTTTATTGAAAATGATTGAGATCATTAATGAAAAATTGAAACTGATTGAGGATACACCATTGTGGGGAGGTTCGGATGAACAGGCACTATGACAGATACTTAACTAGAAAGTATGCCCCTTTGTATAAGGATAGGCATGCGAGTATGTCTCAAACTTGTATGTGTTGGGGATTCTCTTGTGGTGATGGGTGGTTTAATATCATCAATACTTTGAGTGCTTCCCTATGTAACGACTGGTTAAATGCAAAAGATGCATATGATCTTATCAAAGATAAAGTGGGTGAAGTTAAAAGTCAGTGGTCAAAAGAGATAGTCACAACAGAGATGATTGAGGCTGCTAAACTCAAGATGGACACTGAATATGATTTAGTTCCAACTGCAGTACAGGTTAAGGAAAAGTTTGGTGGTCTAAGGTTCTATACTAATGGAGCCACAGATATTCAGGATGCTTATATTACCTTTGCAGAGATGATTAGTGTTAGAACTTGTGAAGTATGTGGTAAACCAGGTAAGAGAACTTCAGATGGCTGGATTAGGACATTGTGCAAAGAGCACATGGTGGGCAATACTGATTGACAATAATAGTGTTTTTACTTATACTGTAATTACACAATGAAGGAGTGATATTGAAATTTTATACTAGTTGCCTGCCTTGGGGGAATAATATCCTATATCGAGGGATTGAAAATGGACGACATGTTCAGATGAAAGTCCCTTTCGCACCCACACTGTTTCTTAAATCTAATGACAAGAAATCAGAATGGAAATCATTAGACGGTACTGCAGTTGAACCCATGAGATTCGCTGAGATTCGTGAAGCCAAAGATTTTATCAAAAGATATGATGGTATTCAGGGATTTGAAGTATATGGTATGAATCAATGGCAATATCAATATCTGGGTGATGAATTCCCAGGTGATATTGATTATGACCTATCTGCCATGCGTATATGGTCTCTCGATATTGAAACTTGCGTATCTCAAGGATTTCCTGATATTGCAACTGCATCCGAAGAGATACTTCTAATCTCAATTCAAGATAAAGCATCAAAAGAATTGATTGTTTTTGGTTCTAGGTCATACGAGAAAACAGAATCAGACAATTTCACATACCGTCTATTTAAAGACGAAACTACAATGCTCAAGGCATTTATTGATTATTGGCACGACAATTACCCAGATATTGTTACAGGTTGGAATGTAGATCAGTTTGACTTCCCTTATATCATCAATAGGGTGATGAGGGTATTGGATGAAGATTGGGTAAAGAGATTGTCACCATGGGGTTTCATTAATGAAAGAAAGATAGAGATTCGTGGTAAAGATGTGCAAACCTATGACATCATGGGAATTGTTATTCTTGACTATATGGAACTCTATAAGAAGTTTACTCAGGGAACCAAGGAGAGTTATTCCCTTAAGTTTATATCAGCTGAGGAACTTCCCGCAGAGTCACAAAAACATGAATTATGGGGGTCGTTTAAGGAAAGTTATAATGGGGAATTCAGAGCATCCGCAGAGATATTTGATAAAAATAAAAATGATGAAATAGTCAAAGAATCATTTGAACGTGAAAAGATAATAAAGGAAATGGAACGTCGTGGTATTAAGTGGAATTTTTAGGAACTAATTTCGACCGCATACCAACGTATAAAACACCTTTGTTCATTTTGAACTCTGCAGATGTGACCAGTTCATATGTGTTTTCTATTATGTTATAAACGGTCATTGTACCTTTTTTGGATAAACTTATTGCTTTTCTGACGGACTCACGCTTACAATGGTGCGCGTCACCCTTAGACAACATAGTTAATTGACGTTTTCTGATGACTTCTTTAGATTTTAGAATAGTAGAAGAAATTAGTTTTCCCTGGTCTGATAATTTTTGTTTATGTGTATCCGATCGGGTCAAACTTAGTGCTGATACTGACATTTTTTGTTTGGTCTTGTCACTATGCGTTCTTGTACCAACAGATAATTTTCTGGCAACTGAACACATTTTTCTGCCATAATCATAAAGATGAGAAGTTACTCTATATTGTTTTTCTCTATGATGATTTTTATTTGACATTTGATAAAAAGCATAGTTTGCTTTCATCTTATATAGTTTGTCTTCAAACATTTTGGTTAGAAGTAGGTGACATAAGAAATGTTCTTTGGCTGTAAGTTTAACAATATTGTTTTTGTCTGTTTCACCACCCATGTGGAACGATTTAGGTAATATGTGGTGTAATTCACCGTACCCGTCTTTATATTTTGAATTTTGACATATATTTAAGTACCACTTATAATACTTGTTGTGGGTAGAGATGGAATCTAGTATAGTTTTGTATTTTGCATGATTTATTAAAATTGTGTTATTGATTATTTATAAAGGTCTATGATGGAATATACACATCTTAGTGATGATGAGTTAAAAATAGTTTTTCATAAACAAAATGAGAAGGTTAAGGTGTTGGTGTGGCAAACCTTTGTGCAATATAATGCCCGAGATACAGAAGTTGTTGATAAGATGGACGATAAGTTGAAGTTCATTGAATTGGTAATGACCATTGCTTATTTGTCAAAGTGCAATTTCAAAGACGTTTATGGTCAAGTTAAAGTATGGGATGTGTTCATTTACAATTACCTATTGCATAAGAAGATTGCTGTTCCACAGGCAAAGGGTCATGTAGGTGGGTCTATTGAGGGTGCTTACGTTAAGGCACCATTAATGGGTATGAAAGGATGGGTTGTGTCATTCGATTATGCATCACTGTATCCTACAATCATGCGGCAATGGAATATCTCACCTGAGATGTTAATGGATAAGGTGCCTATGGGAGTTGCCAATATGGTTGACCCCACAGATGCGGAAGAATTATTGTTTAAGTATGCAAAAGAACAAAATTGTACTATTGCAGCTAATGGTACAATGTTCAAACGGGATAGACAAGGTATTCTACCTGAAGTAGTTGAAGTTATGGTTAATGGACGAAAGTCTATTAAGAAGCATATGTTGGAAATGGAGAAGAAGTATCAAGAGACGCATGATGAATCATTAGTTCCTAAGATTGCTGCAGCCAACGGAAAACAACTTGCCTATAAAATTATGGCTAATGCATTGTACGGTGCTGCCGGTAATGCAGGGTTTAGGTATTATGATTTGAGAATCGCTGAGGCAATTACATTAACAGGTCAAGCATGCGATAAGATGGTTGAGAAGCATGTTAATGTGTTTATGAATAAGGTTCTCAAAACAGAAGGTAAAGATTATGTATTATACATGGATACTGACTCTTGTTACCTAGATTGCTCTGGTGTGGTTGATTCAGTTTGTCCAGATAAGACAGATGAAGAAAAGATGAAATTCCTCATTAAGTTCTCTGAGGAGGTGCAGAATAGGCCTATTAAAGGTGCAGATGATATTATGTTTGATAGATGCAACTGTTTCCAGATGCATATGAATATGAAGCATGAGGGTATATTCTCTAGGGGATTCTGGACAAGTAAGAAACGATATGCATTGAAAATGATGTATTCTGAGGGTGTCACTTATGATCCTCCCAAGATTAAAGTTATGGGATTGGATATCGTCAAGAGTTCTACCCCACAGGTTGTTCGTAAAATGTTGAAAGAGACACTGCCTGTTATGTTTGATTCTGATGAGGTTACATTGCGTGCTTATGTTACAAAGTGTAGAGAAAAGTATTTCACATTGACACCAGAAGATATTGCATTCCCAAGGGGAGTTAATAACCTAATTAAGTACACAGACAAACAATCTGGTAATTATATCAAGGGTACACCAATGCATGTTAGGTCTGCTATTCTATACAATAGGCACACAAAACCAATTCGTGAACAGTATCAAGAGATTGGTCATGGGGATAAGATTAAGTTCATTGCATTAATGGTGCCCAATCCAATTCGAGAGGATGTTATTGGGTTTCTCAGTTCAGGTAAGTTTCCTAGGGAATTGAATCTAGAGAAATATGTGGATAAAGATATGATGTGGGAAAAATCATTCTTAGTTCCTTTGCGTGGAATTACTGATGCAATTGGGTGGCAAGTGGAAGAGAAATCGTCATTGGAGTCGTTCTTTGGATAAGGTAATATCAATGAGTTACCTACTCTCTTTAATGGAGAGGCGTAATGGTAAGACATCTGAACTGATTGACACATTAGTTTCACTATTGTATAATGAATCTAATGCTAGATATGCTGTGGTTGTTCCCACAAGGGTAGTCGCAGAGATGATAATGGGTGTGGTTTATACTGATGCATTGGTATTAGGTGCAACTTTAACTCATTATACCAATAAGGTATTTAGGTCGAAAAACGGCATTGAAATTCGGTTCTATTTGGATACGGAGCTAGATTGCCTAAGAGGAATAACCTTTAATGACATATTCTTTGATGACCCAATAAGTTTTATTAAACCAGAGGTTATGCGCAATTTAATACATAGGATTAAACAATGAAGATATTTTTAGACGTGGACGGAGTATTCGCAGACTTCAATAAGAGATTAAGCGAGATACTAACTATAGGTGATAACAGGCATTCAACAAAGATATGGTCACCCATATCAAGAGAATATAGGTTCTTTTGGCATCTTGAACTTATACCAGATTCTCTCAGGTTGATACATGTATTGGAAAAGGCAGGGCATGACCTGGAATTCTTAACTGCATTGCCATTACCTTCAGGTGGGTTAGTAACTGCAGATGAAGATAAACGTGAATGGTTAAATTATCATGTTTCTAAAACAATCCCAGTCAACACTATAATCGGTGGCAAGAACAAACCATTATGGTTAAAGAAACACCCAGGGGCTGTCCTTATTGATGACACCCATCGTAATATTGAACTGTGGAATGCTGCTGGGGGCGTGGGTATACTGCATGAGCAAGGCAATGTTGACGGTACATTGTCATACTTAACGGCACTCAGGATTATTTGATCATAAATAAACAGTTGTGTATAATTGAACAATGATGCACAATAAACCATGGATTTCCCCATGGTAAATCAATCAAAGGAATCAAATGGCAACGAGAAAAGTAACTATTCCCAATTGGACACAATTCGGAGTCATGGTAGCTGGAGTAACACTATTCCGGTTTGATGATGAAGAAAAAACATCCTATCAAGCAGCATTCACTCTTTTCCTAGATGACGGAGAAGAGGTAGATGAAGAAAAGCAAAGAGTAATCACCATTATCACAGAATTAATATCTGATGATAAGATTGAACTCGCCACAATCGCATTCCAACATGCAAGTGATCTATTCACACAAGTAACCTCAACGGTACCCATTATTGATGAAGATGGTAAAATCTTCGACTCAATTGATCTAAATGACCTAGAACAGGTCAAACCCATTTCCATTCACTAAGGGAGAAATAATGTCACTATTAGACAAACTAAAGGCCTCAGGCTCTATTAAATCAGCAACGATATTGTCAGAATCAGTATTGTTCAATGAAAAGGAATTAACACCAGTTGATATTCCTATTCTGAATGTAGCATATTCAGGTAAGTTAAATGGTGGTATAGCACCTGGGTTAACTGTTGTGGCGGGCCCCAGTAAACATTTTAAATCAAATATTGGATTGGTTTCGGTCAAATCATATCTAAACGCACATAAGGATGCAATCTGTTTATTCTATGATTCTGAGTTTGGTATTACACCAGAATACATTGCAGCGCACGGTATTGATGCAGATAGGGTATTACATATACCAGTAGAACACGTAGAGCAATTAAAATTTGATATTGCAAAGAGATTAGAATCTATTGTTCGTGGTGATAAGGTATTCATTTTCCTAGATTCATTAGGTAATCTTGCTTCAAAGAAAGAAGTTGAAGATGCTTTAGATGAGAAGTCAGTCGCCGATATGACCCGTGCTAAGCAAATAAAATCACTTTTTCGGATTGTAACACCACATCTGACAACTAAAGATATTCCAATGTGTGTTGTCAATCATACTTATGAAGAAACAGGTATGTTCCCTAAACAGATTGTATCTGGTGGAACAGGGGTATACTATTCTGCATCAACTATTTGGATTGTGGGTAGGTCACAAGAGAAAACTGCAGACGGTATCGTGGGATGGAATTTTAATATCAACATTGAGAAGTCTCGGTTTGTCAAAGAAAAGTCAAAACTTACATTCCAGGTTACTTATAATGGTGGTATTAACAAATGGTCTGGACTATTGGATTTAGGTATTGACTTAGGATTTGTAGTTAAACCCTCGAATGGTTGGTACGCACATAAGGATTCTGATAAGAAATACCGTTTGGATGCCACCAATAGTAAAGAGTTCTGGATGCCTATTTTGACTAATGTGGAGTTCCAAGAGGCAGTTGCAGATAAGTATCAACTGGGTTATAGGACATTACTTAACACAGATTTTGATGAGACGGAAGATGTTATCGCTGAATAAGTTATCATTAAGGTGGGCAAAATTCAAATTTGCCCTCAAATTTGCTTATCAACAATTCATCTGGGCATATACGGATGATGTTGAAAAGGTTAAGGATTTCCTTGACAATCACAAGTTTGAACCTACAATGGAACAGCAGTTTATGCACTGTTGGAGAGTAGATACAGACTATGTTATCTCTTTACAAAGAGAACTAATGGCCAAAGAGGGCTTAAACTTAAACGATTATAAGGTGACAAAATGATCAATAATGAACCAGTAGGATTCTTCAAACAACCCCTAAAAGAGGGTGACCATGTGGTTATGATGTTAAGATCGGGTCAATCCCATTATCTTAGGGACTGTCATATTCACTCAATAACCTATAACATCACACAGAAAAGACTCTGGGATTCAGTCAATCAGAAGTATATGAAGACGAAGACGGGTCAGGACTATTATGTGGATCACAAGTATCCTGTAGTTAAAATTTCGTATGATAAGGAGTTTAAATCTTTTAAATACGATGAAATAGAGAAAAAGGGGAGTTTCGTTAGTTTAGGAATAAAAAAAAGAATTTCGAGGGTCTATAATTGGGAATCTTCGATAACTATCTAGGAGTTTATTATGGAAAAGGTTAAGTCAACAGGAAAAGTAATCAATGATGTTCATTATGTGTTGGAATGCACAGAGAAACCATTCGAGGGAATACAGTTTTACTATGAAGGAATGAAGTTTGCTGATGAAGAAAACCCAGATGGTTCTATTATGATGAAGTTTGAGTATACTTTAGTAGAAAGTGGCAGAGAAAAGATTTCTGTAAAAGAATTTGAACAATATATCGGAGATGCCTTAATATCAATACTTGATGATCAAATGAAGTCAAACGAATTGGTATACAAAGGAGGATCAGTTGAATGACATAAAAGAAGCATTAGAATTGATGGTTGAGGACATCAAGAGGAACAATATGGTAGTAGTTAAGACAAGGGGAGGCACCCCAGCTATCATATTCACAAGGGAATCAGGTGGTGAGAATCCCTTACTTGGTGCATACTACACTGGAATAGAGTGGATACCAGTTAAATGGACAATAGAAGGTAAGTTCCCAAGTGTCAATGAAAGCGCACCCCAATCAGGTCTTGATATAGACATAGTCACAAAAAAGGAAGCATAAAGTGTCAGATCGTATAGAAGAAGTCATCCTAGAAAACTTATTAACTAATGATGAATATGCAAGAAAAACAGTACCATTCATAGATGAGACATACTTTCAAGACAAAATAGACAAGACAGTATTCAGTTGCATCAAACAGTTCTACGACCAGTATAATGCAGCCCCAACAAAGGCAGCGCTTAAATTAGCAATAGACGACTCAAAGTCATTAAGACAACAAGAGTATGAATTAGCGAATACTTTAGTAGACAAACTGGGTCAGTCGGATAAGAATACACAATGGTTATATGACGCAACAGAGAACTTTTGCAAGGACAAAGCAGTCTATAACGCTATTATGACATCAATAGGGATACTAGACGGAGGCAATACCAAGTATGACAAGGGAGCAATACCATCAATCCTGAGTGAAGCATTAGCGATATCCTTTGACAAGACAATAGGACATGATTACTTTGAAGAGTCCGCCCGTAGATATGATTATTATCATTTAAAGGAAGACAGGGTCGCGTTTGACCTAGAGCTGTTTAACAAGATTACTAAGGGAGGTATTCCGAAGAAGACCTTGAATATAGTGTTAGCAGGCACGAATGTAGGTAAGTCCTTATTCCTGTGCCATCATGCAGCATCAGTACTAAAGCAAGGGAAGAACGCTCTCTATATTACGATGGAGATGGCAGAAGAAAGAATAGCAGAGAGGATCGACTGTAACTTACTCGATATTACGGTCAACGACCTGTATAAGACAGGCAAGAAGGAGTTCACGAGTAAGTTCGAAGATTTGAAAGCAAAGACCCAGGGTAAGTTAGTGGTAAAGGAGTATCCGACATCTAGTGCATCAGTGCAGCATTTTAAGTCACTATTGGATGAGTTGAAGTTAAAGAAGAATTTTGTACCAGACATCATTTACGTGGATTATATCAATATCTGTTGTTCAGCAAGATTGAAGGGAGATTCTAACTCATACTTCCTAATTAAAGCAATAGCAGAAGAGTTAAGGGGTATGGCAGTGGAGTACGATGTGCCAGTATTCAGTGCAACTCAAACTACCAGAGGTGGTTTCGATAATACGGATGTCTCATTAACGGATACGTCTGAAAGTTTCGGATTACCAGCAACAGCAGATTTTATGTTCGCTATGATGCGTACAGAAGAATTAGATAAGATGGGGCAACTTATAGTGAAGCAGTTGAAGTCACGGTATAATGACGTAAACTATTATAAGAGATTTGTTATAGGGATAGACATTCAGAAGTTCAAACTGTATGATGTAGAACAGTCAGCACAGGATGACATAGTGGATAAGGGCAAGACGGATGACGATATACCACTATTTGATAAGAGCAAGTTTGGCAATAAGCAAAGAGGAGACTTCCAACAGTTGGATTTTACATAGTATGAAAGATACACTATTACTCATATCAGAAACAGTAGGGGATATTGAAGTGGCTATACTTAAAGGTGTATTACGTGAAGCATCAGAGTATATAGGAGAACTAGAAGGGGAAGTGCAGCGCTTGCAAGCAATGTTTGCTAGTGTACAATGTGTGCTGTATGAAGGTGTCGAACCAGTGCGTGGGTAGTGCTGCATGTTGCTGATGGTGTCCCTGTGTCATGACTCAGCAAATTTCCCACAGAGAAAATTCACGGTTTTTTGACAGTTTAAAATCAACTACATAGGAGACCGAATTTCACGTTATAAGCGCCCGTTGCTACCTATGTACACCAGATGATTTCTTAGTCTGCAAGTACTTGCCTTATTTTTCTAGACTATAGTGCCTGCTAGTTGTGTTCCCCAGAGTGCTTGACATCATAGTGCCTATGGTGCATAATCATTACATGGAATCAAAGAAAAGGCACATATGAAGACGCTGTCAAGCACCCCAGTCGTTGATGAGTATTTGGATAATGCTGATACAGTATCCATACTAGGTAAGTATGAAGTGAAAGTTAAGACTTATAGTAAGAGTAGCAGTTCGGGTACATGGGCAACCGGATTTAAATTCAGTGACAATACTTATGGGTATCTGGTACGGACATTGAGGGGTACTAATTATTATAAACCCTCACGGTATAGCGCTGATCATGGTGTTACTTGGTATGATACATTAATGGAAGCAACTAAACAGCGTGGTGGTAAGGTGAATATTAGTTCCATTAAGTCTAAAGAGTTCGCATATGATGCTATTCAGAAGATTAACAGTGAGTATGCATACTAGTGATGAAAGATTGTCGTCGCCTGGTGTGTCTGAATGACAAAGTCAGGATTTGACATCAAAGTGCCGATGGTGCATAATCAATCATAGACTCAAAAATCATCAATAGGATCAATCATGTTTAAAGTAGAATTCAACAAGACCCTGGGCAAGTGGGATGGCATCGTTAATGGCAAGGTTGTGTCCCGTGCCTCCAGTAAGGACCGTGTTGTCTCTACATTACAAAGTAAGTATGGTATGCCTCAGAATGGTATGAGCAATAATCAAGTGCAAGCAGTGTTTGAGGCACCAAAGTGTGAGTTCTCGGTTGAGGAAAGATTCGATTTCATTCAGGATTTTGTTAAGATGGTGGCTAAGAAATCCATTACATCATTGATTCTGACAGGTGACGGTGGCATTGGCAAGACATATACAGTTATCAATACCCTGAAGAAATTGGGCATGATTGAAGAAGAGATTGGTGATTACGCTCCGGATGCAGATTTTGTTACTATTAAGGGTTTCAGTACCGCTAAAGCATTATATCGTACATTGTGGGAAAACAATGGTAAGATCATTATATTTGATGATGCAGATTCAGTACACAAAGACCCAATTGGTGCTAATATCCTGAAAGGTGCATTGGATTCGGATCCTAAACGTGTTATCAGTTGGGGTGCAGATTTCAGTGATAAGGAAGAGTTACCCAATAAGTTTGAGTTCACAGGCCGTGTTATTTTCATTAGTAACCTCCCATTATCAAAGTTTCCCCAGCCCTTGTTATCTCGTGCTATGAAGGTTGATTTGACTCTTAATGCAGATGAAAAGGTTGACCGTATTGCTCATGTATTCAAGGAAGATAATAACAACAAAGAAGAGAAAGCAGAAGTGTTGTCATTTATTAAGAAGAACCTGGATAAGATCACTGATTTGAATATCCGTTCAGCATTCAGTATCCTTAAACTCAAAATGACAATGGGTGACAAGTGGGAACGAATCAGTTTGTACACAGCCATGGCATGAGGTTGACATCAAAGTGTGGATCCTCAATAATTGTTTAACAAGTTAGGAACACATCATGCAAATTTTCACAAACACCCCAGTCCAAACGACCTTCCGCTTTGCAGATGATTTCACAGTGATGCAATTGTTGGGGTGTGGCATCATCCTCATTCATTCTGATTTTGCATTGCTTGCAGCAAAGAATTTGGGATGCAAGGTCCGTACATTGTGTGGTAAGCGTTTTGGTTTGTCAGTGTTCACGAAGGCAGTATGATGTTTACAGTTATCCGTGTGTACAGCAAGACAGAAGACGACAAAGTGTGCGTGGTGTCAGGCAACGCGTTGCTCCGTACATACTTCAATATGAGTGAGTTTGTGGTGGCAGACATCATGCAGCTCACTGGCACTGATGTGGTCATTGGGTCATCTTTGTCAAAGACACAGTTCAACCGTACGTACAAACGTGCTTGACATCAAAGTCCCTATAGTGCATAATCAATCATAGACTCAAAAATCATCAAAAGGAATCAAAATGGCTAAAGCAACAACTCTTCAGGTTCGTAGTATCATGCGTGAATCGTTGGGACGCAACGCGACAATCTATACTAATAAGACAACAGGTGACACTTCTCGCAATCGCCGTGTCAAAGCATATTACAATGGTGATAAGAAATTGGTTAAGAAGTTGCAGAAACTTGCAGGTAAAGATAATGTTTATATCCTGGGTGAGGGTGTAAAGAATTGTTATGGTCGCTTAATCGAGGCCAGTTTGATTGTGAAGTGTAAGTTGGCTAAGTAGGTTGCGAAGCTTGACCTCAAAGTCCCTATAGTGCATAATCAATCATAGACAATCAACAAAGGAATGAAAATGGATAAGGCTCAAGTGTTTTTGGTTCTCGGTGATAATGGTGGAGGCAACAGTGGCAATTCAGTGTTCGGTGTGTATCCCACACAAGAGCTTGCAGAGGCACGCGTGGCTAAGCTGGAAGCATTGTATAAAGCAGGTGAAGACGGGTGTGAGTGCATGTGGGTGGATATGGTCTCAGTGGGTGCAGAAGGTGCTGATTGTCGCATCCCAGTAGAAGGTTGACATTAAAGTCCCCATCCTCAATAATTGATCATCAAATAAGGAAATCAATCATGCAAGCAGCTAAAAAGATCACAAAGGCAACATTCAAAAGTTTCTTGAAGAAGAACCCTGGCAAGATCTATGTCAAGACGAGGACTCGCTTTGACGGTATGACGGATGGCATTGAGGATTGTCAAGACCAGGGATGGAGCCTTGCACGTGCAGCAGACCACACGTTTGAGAACAACCTGGGGATCGCTGGTGTCTGGCTGGTGGGTGGATCAAGGAATTATTTCAGAGAAGTCAAGGAAGAGAACTTCACTGGCATCGACGTCTACAATTGTTGTGGTCATTTCATGGTTGGGGTTCGTGTTTGACATTTAAGTGCCGATGGGTTATCATACATCATAGACAATCAAAAAGGAACATGAAATGACAGAAGCAATGAAGACCCTGGCCCTTGCATATGCACAATCGCTGGTTGAGTCCATGTGATGAGTGTGCAGAGTGAAACAAGCAACCTCCAAGAAGACAAGGTTGCATTAAAGCAAGCTCGCAACGCAATGTATGACCTCCAGTATGCATTGGATCAAGAAGCGTGCAAACAGGCAGCGCTTTGACAGTTAAGTCCCTATGGTGCATAATACATCATGGACTCAAAAATGGAACACAAAATGAATGATTACATCATAAGCGAAATGAATGGCAACTACTGGGACGAGATCCTCAATCAATCATTCTATGCAGGTGTTGGTATGTCCGACAATGCTACATTTTATGATTTTGTTTATATGTACTGTGGAGCATAAGATGATTATATCTGTTCTGATTGGTGTGGCGGTTATTGGCGCTATTATGCATTTTCAACGTATTGATGGTGAGTGGCTATGAAAAGTGTTATTATGATTGAGCATGGTCGCAGGACCTGTGCAGTTCGTCCTGGTGAGCATTGCATCATGTTGGGGGAAAGAGCCCTGGGCACTATCCCGGTGTGCCTGATGTTCCCAGGGACTGACCTTAAGGAAGAAGCAGGGTGGCTCATCCGTTGTGATGCCTGCATTAAGATGTTCGTACCAGTGCCTTGACGCAGTTTGACATTAAAGTTCCTATCCTCAATAATACATCATAGAGTGAAAAGGAACACAAAATGTTAGTAAAAGAGTTGATAGAGGTTTTGAAGTCAATGGATCAGGACAAAGACGTGGTGTTGTGGAATGAAGAGTATGATTGTAAGGAGTCCATCCAGCAGATCGAAGAATTGACAGAAGACGAAGTGGTAATGATCTGGTAACAAAGGAACATGATGAGAACATACAAAGCATTCTACCGCGGCAAGACATGCATTGTCATTGCCGAGACATCCTACTCTGCACAGGAACAAGCAGCATCCTTCTTCAAAGCGAAGAAGTCATATGATGTTGCCATTGTGTTGGCAGACGTCCCAGTGGATACGGCATCACTATGAGGCCCGTCAATACACCAACCTGCTCTTAGAGATGATTGAGGAAGGTTGCCTCAGTAAGGATGTGGTCATCGCTGCATGTTTGGACTATATGAGTGAGATTGATGTCCAGGTTATGATGGAAGACAATGAGTTTGTGGAGGATGAGGAGGACATGTTCTTTCGTGAGGCTACACGATGAGTAAGTACACACTGAAACGTCCTACCCGTGCATCAGGTGACTATGGGCCTTACGAACAGGGATATGACCATGGTGCCGCTGGTGATGCATACGAGAATATCTATGACCAGCCTGGCGAAGAGTGTGATCACGCATCATACCAATATGGGTGGATAGACGGCTCAGTGGCTATGTTCAGGGCATGGGAGGCAGTCAATTTGACATCAAAGTCCCTATAGTGCATAATACATCATAGCATCAAAAAAGGAACAGTATGTCAATGAACCTAAACATCCAGGCAGTCCGTAAGGTCATGGTTATCAAGACGGGCAAAGTCCGTAACCAATCATTGGATTTTGACTGTGTGCAGACCCCTACTAGGGTGTCATATGAGATCATGGAGATGGCAGACAAGATCGCTGGGTATAAGGCATACGTCATGAGCATCAGTCAGGATGAGGAAGAAGAATTGTACGCAGATGATGACTATATGTGTGAGGAACCAATTGGTACACGCACAGTCAATCGTGGTGCAGATCATTGCAGGGACCTAGACATGTTCCTTTCAACATGCGCTGACGAAGGGTACGACATTGAAGTTTATGTAATGTAAGGAACCACCATGTATTGTATTGTAGAGAAGATCACCGTGGACAACGTGTCCTGGACTGAGTGTATTGAGAAGTGCGAGTCTATCAAGGAAGCCAATGTGTTGTATGAGAAGTATGATGCAATGGGTAAACACTGTTGGGTAGAGTCAATCCGTGACCCTCTGGAGACCTTAGAGGACGTTGATGATGAGTTAGGATGCTGCCCTTGACATTAAAGTGCCTATCCTCAATAATTAATCATCAAAAAGGAACACATCATGCCGAGAATCAATGCCCCTCAAGTCGCTTACCGTGTTGACATCATCGAATCTGAACGTGGATGGGGTCAAAAGGTTGATGAAACCATATACTTTGACAATGAAGCAGAAGCAAAGGAATATGTCCGTGCTTATAACTTGCAGCATAATACAGCAGATAGTGCACCTGATTGGTACATGCGTGCTGACTATGTGGGGAAGAGATAATGGACTTCACTATTGCAGGCTATAGCAAACGTGACAAGTTCATTGCTAGCATGCTCCCTTCTATGTTGTCACAGTTGAAGTTGGGCAGTAGCAAACGTTCCCTCATGGTTAAGGTCACCGTGGAATGTGAACATGAGGGTAGCACCACTTGTGTGCCAGAGATCAACGCATACTTGGTCCTACTGAAACCTGCTACCTATGTGCAAATGGCGCTCACCCTAGCGCATGAACTAGTGCATGTTAAACAGTTCGCTACAGGCAAACTCAAGGCCTATGATGGAGGGCACGTGTGGAGTGGTTCGACATACCCGGACTCTACTCCCTACTTGGATCAACCATGGGAAGTGCAAGCCTATGCTAAACAAGAGATTATCATGCGAAGGTCATTCGAGCTTGACACTTAAGTCCCCATAGTGCATAATACATCATAGAGAATCAAAAAGGAACATGATGTCAAAACGTAAAACAGTGAATGTGACCGACATGGTTACCATAGTGAATGATATGTGCAAACGGTCTGGCGCTGATGCCTCTGGTATCCGTCAGGGTATGATGTTTATGTTGGAGCACTTCTTGCATGATACCTGGAACTATAAAGGGTATCGCTACTTGCTAGCGAATGAAGTAGAGGATGGACTTCCTGGGGTTAACTATGATGTGAACATGGATGGTGTGATGATACCCCACCCTGATTATGAGAAACGATTCGCTAACACCGACAAGACACGAGTGGAGTATTTTAAATGAAACGATTTGAACTTGACTGTTATGAGGTCCGTGAGTCTGACGGTGGAGGTATGTCTGATTATCATATAGCATACTGCAGCACATTGATGCTTGCACAGAAGCTCGCTGATCAGGTTAAAGGGTGGCGTAATGTGCATCCGTATAAGAAGGTGTTCACTGTGTTTGATGATATGGAAGAAGTGGAAGCCAATAGTAAGGCAAATCTCCGTAAATCCGGACTAGCTAAACTAAGTGCCGCAGAGAAGGGTGCGTTAGGTATTAAGGAGTGAATCATGGAACCGGAAATCAAAGTAACAAAAATTAATGACCGTTGGCATGCACGTCTGACCGTTGAGGGTAAAGTGTATGGTGAGATGGCATGCTCCGCTAGGGTTGATGTGGGATACATCTGCAGGCAACTAATGCGATGGCATGATAAGTGCGGGTGGGAGGGTATTGTTGCTCATCACTCTAGGAACCGTCTTAACATGAAGGAAACCAATCACCGTGGCCCTATGGGAACAGTGTGGTATATAAACAAATGATCAAAGCATTAGTGAAACGTGTTGACCGTATCTCTGACCTATATGATGTAGGTCCAGCGCACCGAGCAGCAGTTGAAGACTTCGTGGACATTGTATTGAGTGAATGTTGCCAAGTGGTGTATGAGCATGCTGACACCTATGCTAATGCTGAATTGATTACAACTGCAATAAGGAAACGCTTTGAATATCCGAATGAATAGTTATGAACGCATTGCCCAAGGGCTGTTGAGGGAACACAAGTCCCGTCCCTTTGCAATGTTCCGTCATGGGAAGTTGCATACGGGCATTGCCAGTTCACACCGTCTCCCTGATGCCCGTATGTGGAGAACATTCTGGCGCATCAAGAATGTGGGACGCTAGTTGGTGTAGGTTGACATTAAAGTTGCCGTGATGTATCATTGATGCATGAAGAATGAAAAAGGAAATCAGTCAATGTATACAGAATCACAAATAAACCTCATTCGAGACGCACAGGCAATGCAGATCAGTAATCCGAACCGTGCAGTTGTCAATTCAGAGAGTTCATTCGCGGCACAGAGGATTCGTTCTGTTGATGCAGAATTAGCAGATGAATATTGGTCGTGGGCCCGTTCATTCTCACCTGATTGGAAGAATGCGGGGAAGTATGGTGATGTTGTAAAGGAACAACAAATCAAGATGAATGAGATTGATCAAGAGCAAACAATGCCTTCTTGGGGCTATGCGGGAACCTAACATGAATGAACATATACACGAAGATCTATTGCGGCTTAGGGATGAATTGGTGCCGCGCGCATTCTTTGCAGATAATACAGTGAAGAATGCAGAGCTTGCAGAAGTGGTGTGGAAAATAAACAGTTGCTTGTTTAGGGGATATCCTAGGAGAGCACAATGATACATAACATTACTATAGGGTACTTAACTGTTCTAGGCCTTATTTTCACAATATACGGATCTAATGTAAGATCCCGAATCGTTGGGTTATTGTCCCTTATTATAGCAATTCTAAACTTTGGTGTCTTATGATTAAATTACAAAAAATCGCTGTTGGTGTATTCATTGTGGTGCAAATATTGGTTATTGTGTATTTTGCGTTAGAATGGTTTAAGGAACCATTTATGATTGAGGTGATGGAACATGCAGGATAAGGATGACATAATCTTTGAGCAGAGTCAGCAGATAAACCGTCTTAGTTCTCGTATAACATATTTGCAAGAGGAACTTGCCTCTGCAGAAGATGAAATTGATTCTCAGCGCGTTAAGTATGAACAAACTATATCTATGTTAGAGCATGATCTTGGGGAAGCATTATATGGACACTAAAGAAAAACGTATCGAACTGAACATCGCTGCTATTAAGATACCTGCAGTTGGTGACTATTGGCATGAGATGTACTGTCCCTATTTTGTCATTGTGAATATTCAGGATGACAAGTACACAATATTGTGTGCCGTAACAATTGAGGGTGCCACTAATGCTATTGTTCGGCACCGTGATTATTGTGAGTTTGATTACTCTAAACACTCAGTAGTGTCTATAGAGTGGATTAAGGATATAGTATCTTATAAGAATGCACCCGGATTTGTTGCAGATGTCCGTAGAGGGTGGCGCCCTTCTCTTATCAATGAATGGCAGGCAGCTAATCCGAACTATGTTGCAGAATGGGCAAAGAAACCTTTGTATGAAGATTGGTTCCTAGGAGTATGAACCCTTGGTCACATTACCGGTGGGGTGCGTTGATGCGTATGAATCATTATGTTAAATGGAAACAGCGAGTGGCTGATGACATTAAGCTTATGAAACTCAATAATATGCATAAACGCATGAAACGAAACTATAGCATGTTGTGTTTACCCGAATTTAAATTGGAAGTTAAAAATGTTAAAAGATAGACTAGTGTTGGTTGAGGAAGATATTGTTAAATTGAAAACAAGGTGTAGTAAACTGTACGGGCAGATTGCCTTTAGTGGTGACCACTTCGCGCAAGAGCACATTAAACGATTAGAGTATGACAACGTGTTGCAGGAATTACAAACGAGACTCACTGAAAAGATGCTGATTGACGAAATGATAGCGAATGGACATCCTTGAGGAAATGATGATATGAAAGAACGAATTGAAGAACTTGCAGAGCTAGCCGGATATCAACCAGAAGTATTTGAAATTTGCAAGCTATGCATGGAAAAATTTGCCGAATTGATTATCAAAGAATGTGCAAACGTTTGCAAAGAAACAGCAGAAAAACAATTTAGCCCACTATACTCTCGTGAGAGTGATGGTGCTATCGTATGTTTTTCCAATATTAATAAACATTTCGGAATTAAATAATGAACAAACGAATTAAAGAACTTGCCGAACAAGCAACTAACATAGTGATTGAACAGGCTAAAACAGTTGAAAGTGTTGATTGGCAATGTGTTTTTGCCGAGTTAATTATCAAGGAATGCCTTACAGCAGTACGTGAGGAAATTGGGTCTGACTATAATTGGGACCTAGCTGGTGACATATTAAATGAACGAATATTTAAACATTTTGGGGTAGAGAATGAATAAATTTGGACAACTACGAGACAAGTGGAGTGATGCTGTGCAACAGGCAGATGATGCCCGTACAGAACTTGAGAATTTTGTATACCCTATTATTAGAATACTTGAGGGTATTGACTACTGTTATACAATTACAAGTATCTCTCGTGGTAAAACCTCGTATCGCATTGAGACAGTTGGTGAAGATCGTGATGCGTGGAGAGATCACCATATTCCAACTTGGATTATTGAGGCAGATGATCCACTGCTTGCTGCAACAAATCATGTTAAAACTGAACAAGCGGAAAAAGAAAAAGTTAGGCAGCACCAAATTCGTGCAGAAATTGAGCGATTACAGGGTTTGGTAAAATGAACACACGAATTAGAAAATTAGCACAAGATGCTGGCATCAAGATGGCGCATGATGATACTCTGGCACTAGGATACTTAGACACAGCACACAAAAAGTTCGCTGAGTTAATTATTAATGAGTGCATTGGGGTTATTCACAAAGAACACGACCAAGGCGTGAACAGACATGATGATTACTGCCTGGCGCTATACGAGGTGTATCGTGAGATCAAGCAACACTTTGGGGTAGAATAATGAACAAGTTGCTCGAGCAACTAGCATTAATGTCAGATTTTGGATACATTGATGACAATCACCATGGTGGAATAGAAAATGATGATCAAGAGAGACTCACCGGATTCGCTCACCGTATCATAAAAGAATGCTTGAATGAATGTTGGTATGATGCGACACCGAAAGAAATTGCGGATAATATAAGAATGAAATTTAGTATTACAGAATTGGACCTATAATGGCAAAAGATCACTACTCTTGGGAATACCTATTGTGGCGAAGGTGGAAATTAAAATTCATAAATTGGACTAGGAAGAGCTCCACGCACGATGAGTTTGAATTGTGGTATGCCACCCGTCGATATAAAGAGAATTGTCTCTGGCATCCAGAATTGAATAGGTACACAGTATTAACTGATAAACAGAATCTGTGGGAATGTTGGAATGCTGCTAGAGGAATTAAATACGTCTACATTACAGGATATCCAACGGCATAATATGAGTAAGTATACACCAGATAAGTGGGCAATCGTCAAAGTGGTTACTGAGGACTACACTGTACTTAGAATTATAGCGTCGTGGTATGGAGGTTTTGCTGGATCTAATTCTTGGAAATTGAGTTCTGGAATAACAGGTATGACAATCAATGGAGATTGGTATGAGTTCACCAATGAGTCCGGATCGTTGTATTTTTGCAACAAGAACTGTTATGGTATGTCGTCATATACTACTTCAATATACGGTGGGTTCCAGCGTGATTTTGATTCTATTCCGGGTTCTTCTATAGAGTTTTTAAACTGTGAAGATATTGAATCAGAGGTGGCTAAATGGACGACCTAATATATAGGTTGCGGAAGAGAGCAGAAATACGTCGGCAGATTAAAACAAGAAAGAGTGTGCAAGAAGGAGCACCAGATCGTATTTCAGATCTTCTAGAGGAAGCTGCAAATGAAATATCACTATTGCGTGCAGTAGGACCAAGTATGCTGCGTGGCACTAGCACTGACGGTTCAGAGTGGTGGGGAACAATGCTTGATGTCCTGAACGATTATAAAGATGCTGCTGATTGTGAGGCCGCAGAGGTAGACAGAATTAACAAGAGTATCGACGAGTTTTACAAAGCCATATCTTATATTATGTCCAAGTATCATAAATAATCCAATAATGGAGGATTTATGAAAAAAGACATATTAGGCTTAATCCCAAAGGAACTAAAGGGGAACGAGAAGCTAGAAATGTATAGAGATGGGCGTCTGGGTAAAGAGGGTAATGTCGGTATCCACAAAATTGATATTCATAATGGAAAACGACACTATTCCATTTCCCACCTAACCACTATTAACACCAAGTATAATATGGCGGGTGAATTGGTTGACGAACAGGGCAACACTATTGACCAGCTTCGTCATAAATATGACATCAAACGCACACCAAAGGCAATGCGCGAATCTAAAATAATGTCGTTTAAGGAATACTTAGAACAATGAAGAGGCAAATCATTTCCTTATAAATATATCATCATTGATGGTTTATATGGGGAAAATATGCAGCATTCGTTTAAAAATTGGTTGTTGGAGAATTTTGGGTCTGATTATGACTACTCTAGTTTGACTCCACATCACACGTACAAAACAAAAGACGGGCATGAAGTCAATATTCATGTATTCAACAACCCAAACGGCAAGCACGCAGTATTTCACAATAAATCCCTTGGTGGCGTTGTGACAAAAATAGTTCACTGGAACCACACTGCAGAGAGACCTTCCATGGAAGAGTTGGTCGCTATGGGTAAGGAAGACGAAGAATTAAATGAGGAAGCCAAAGCGCTTACTGGCGATTCAGCAGGCAGAATAACAGAACATTCTGCCATTATTCATATGATTGGGCATAAGCATGCTCAAAATAAAACCCACGGATCACCAGAGCATCAAGCTGAAATTGCTCACCATGAGGAAGCAATTAAAAAATTAGGTGGAGGCGCACATCCGCATCAAGTTGAAACACGAGTAGAGCACGGCAAGGCGGCAGCAGCTGCAGCATTGGCATCAATCAAGTCAATACATGGGCCTCACGCAAAAATAGAATCGGTTGCTCATACATCAAAACGTGGTGATATAGAAAAATTCACAAAGGGTGTTCACAAAGACACCCAAGAAAACCCATCAGATATGGGTGTTGAAGTATCAAACTCCGATAACCATAAAAATAAAAATAAGAGATTCTATCACGGTTATTCACTTAAGTCATCTGCCAAGGCCAGTAACATCACAGCGAAAAATCCAGGTATTCATATGCATGGTATTTTGGATGTTCCAAGTCGCAAATTGAATGCAGAAAAAGTATCCAGAGATGGTATCAAAGATGTGGTCAAAAAAATGGGGCATGAAGGTGTATCCGCTGCAGATCGAGGCAGGATGATATCCAAATCCAGGGAAGAAGAGGGGACACACCCCAAACACGCAGATGCAAATAAAAGACTAACAAAAATTGAAGCAGAAGCAAACGTCCATGGTAGAACAGCCAGAGAAAATGTTGCGACTGAATTACACGACCATATTCACCATCTAGTGAAGAATGGTCATCACGATAAGATATCTGGTATGCTTAAGTCGCACCTAACAGCAGAAACTAGTATGCGTTGGGATAAGATTCATGTTAAAGGTGACAACCCAGCTAAGGTTAAGGCTAGTGTTACCCCAGGAAGCGAATCCCCTCTATCCAAAATATTCAATGACCCTAAATCTAAATACGCAGTATCACGCAAAGGGTCCAGAGTGACTGTTCACCATGTCGATCCCACTACAGGTGATCATACAGACTTGGCGCACTATAGTCCAAAGACGAAAAGCAACATATTTAAGTCAGATGTTCATAATTGGAATGTTATGCCTGGGCATACGCACTAATAAATACAACATAATATTGATGGGAAACACATGCTAACATTTAAAGAATTCATAACAGAAGCACCCGCTGGTGACCACGCTCATCAATTGGGGCTAAGTCATATGGGATATGGGAGATACGGTAGAGATGGTAAAGTATCTCACGTTTCTAGAAACGATAAGTTGACCCATGTATCTAAGGTCAAAGACTTTAGCACACTGCACGGTGGGCAATTAAAGCACTTAGAGCACGCTGATGATGAGGTATTTAATCATGGTTCCCATGGTGTCAGAAACATTGTTGACCATGTAAATGCATTACGACATGGTGATGATAGAGTTAAAGTGTCCCAAAAGATTGATGGTTGTGTGCACGAAGATACTATTATCATGACTAATATGGGTGAGATTAAGATTAAGGATGTTACTACACAAACTACTGTTATGGGGCATGATTTTGGTGACGGGTTGGATAAAATGATTGATATAATAAACAAAACACAATCACCCTCCAATAAACAGTGGGTTGAGGTATTCTTTGAAAATGAACAGTCCGTCAAGGTTACAGAAGATCATGAGATATTCACAACCAATCGTGGGTGGGTAGAGGCAGGACAATTAACCGAAGCTGATAACGTACAAACAATGTAGATGGGGTAAGGTGTCTTATTTGATAAATACATGTATAATCAAGGAGACGATGATGAAATGCCCATATTGTAATATAGAAACAAGAAACCTAGGTAATCACACTAAGGGGTGCAACAACTACAAAAATCAAATTATAGCTGTTACATCATTCATGGATAAAAATATAGAAGAAATAAAACATCTATATATTGACGATGAATTTTCAGTTTCAGAAGTTGGAAACTGGATAAATGAAAAGTTAGGTACATCACTGACTGCCACATTCTTCTTTGATGAAAAAAGGGGGATTAAGTGGTGGATGACGAAACATAGTATATATCGCGGGGTAAGATTCACGAAACGTAGGTCCAAAAAAACTCGTGATACCACATTAGAACGACATGGTGTAATGAATATTGGTTGCACCAAACAATATGGATGGAATAATACAAATAAAATAGAGTACGACAAGATATCGTACTTGACAGACAAATTTTATGAATATGAAAATCTAGTAAAACGATTTACCAATAGGTCAGCAAAATTAAAAGATAAACCAGCTTATTGTGAATATACTGGTATCATGTTCATTGATACAGAATTAGGTAGAGAAGTTAACCCAAATGACCCAAGGAAAAGGTCTATAGACCATAAGATACCTACTATATGGGGATATTTAAATCATATTTCACCTGAAGTTATAGGTGGAATAAATAACTTAGCATATGTGTTACGTTATGTCAATACAATTAAAGCAAATACTTTGTATGAATCTTTCATACCTATGGCAATTAAAATGAGGGAAGTTTTCAAAAATGAAGGTTACAAAAGTAATTAAACTCGACTGTGGATATGATCAACATGACATATCCACAGCAACGGAGAACTTCTATACTAAAGTGGGAGATTCATGGGTTCTCATTCATAATTCACCATCAGTGGTTCTTGGAACTCACCCAGAAACTAAAAAATTCTTTGTTGCATCTAAATCTGCTTTCAACAAAGACCCAAAAATCAATTACACCGATGAAGATATTGACCGCAACCATGGTCATGCTCCTGGTCTAGCTAAGAAACTAAAATCACTTCTAAAACACGGACACAAGCTGGGTATTAAAGGTGTTGCGCAGGGTGATATGCTTTATGATGAATCAGATAAGCACGAACACGAAGGCAAGATTCATTTTAAACCAAACACTATCAAGTATTCTATTGATAAGAAGCATCCTGAGGGCAAGAAGGTAGCTAGATCAAAAATCGGTGTTGCGTTGCATACAGAGTATGATGAAAAGGGTAATGCTGTACTAAACCCACACATTAAAGTTAAAGAACATCCAGATGTTTATAATATGCCAGTGGCTGTGCATAAAGATAAGATGAAATTTGATCATGCTAAACTGAAACATCATGCTTCTGAAATTGGTAAGAAGATGAAGGAAATTCCTAAAGAGGGATGGGATGCAGTATCACACCCTGCAGCGGCAGAGCATGTCAAGACTTACATCAACCAAAAAGTCCGTAAAGGTGAAACGGATTATAATGTAGATGAACTCCAGAAGCACATTCATGGTAAGTATCAGAAAGAAATTGATAAAGTAAAATCTGATAAAGCGAAGAGTGCTAAGGCCCAAGAAAGAGATACCATATCAGGTCATGTTAATATCCATGCTCACCATTACAAGAAAGCATTTGAAATTCAACATCACATTAACGCGGCAAAGCACCATGTTATTGATAGTTTAAACCACAACCAGACATTTGATCATCACTATGAAAATGGTGAAAAGGCATCACCAGAAGGTTATGTAAGCATTGGTCACCACGGTCCAGTTAAATTTGTCAATCGTGGTGATTTTAGTCGTGCCAATTTTGCGATGTCAGCAAACAGGAAATAATATGCTATCATTTAAAGAATTCATCTCAGAGTCGGAAAAAGAGAAACATTTTGCAATGACATACATGCGGGCTAATCCGCCGACTGTGGGTCATTCTAAGGTAATTGCTGCAGTGGCAAAACATCCCGGAACACATAGGATTGTTGTTTCGCATTCTCAGGATGCAAAGAAGAACCCTTTGACTGGGGAGGAGAAGGCCACGTTTTTGCGGGTAGCACACCCAGAACACCATGACAATATACAAGCAGCAAGTACTGAGTCGCCCACCATACTTCACCACTTGGCAAAGTTGCATTCTGAAGGTCACACCCACGGAAAGGTGATTGTTGGAGAGGATAGAATTAAGGAAATGAGTTCTCTGGTTAGCAAATATAATGGCGTCAAGGCAGGTCATGGATATTACAACTTTAAGAAAGTAGATGTGGAATCTGCTGGGCACCGTGATCCTGATGCAGAAGGTGTTGAAGGCATGAGCGCAACCAAGATGAGAGATGCTGCTAAGACCGGTGACACCGAGAAGTTCAAATCTGGGTTACATCCAAACCTACACAAACATGCCACAGAAATCATGAGTAAAATTAAAGACAGATTAAAATGATAACATTCAAAGAGTTTATATCTTCGACAACCGTTCGAAGATATACAGGTAAGAATGGGTTCTACGCATGGTTAAATGTTGCTCAAGACTCTTTAGAGGATATTCTAAAATATTTTTCTGATATAAAATTCACAACTGAGCAACTAGTTGACCTACATGTAACAGTCATGTATAGCAACACTCCCATTCCAGTATCTTGTGTGAACGAGAATAAAAAGATGCCGGATGCTACATTTATTCAATCGGTGCGGGCAAAAGAACTTGAATTTTGGGGTGGGCATTCCGGAAAGGGGTTCCTTGTTCTTAAATTGGATGCCAGTTATATCAAGCATTTGCACGAAAAATGGGTCAAATGTGGTGCAAAACCGACATTTCCTGAGTACACACCACATATGACAATGATCACACCTTGCGATGATACATCAACATTGAAGAAGTTAATTGAGAAGTACAACGAGAAGTTAAATAAAGAACCGTTGCAGATTACATTGATACAAGAACAATGTGAAGATGTGAACGAAGATTAATAAATACAATAAACACATAGGAATTAGCCATGACCATTAAATCTCTCATCTCTGCAGACTTGTTGAATACAGTTGAATCATACAATGAAACATTGCCTCAGCCGGAAGAACCTAATACTGATTATTCATACATTAAAACCGAGGGGTTGAATACATTAGCTGCATGGGGCGATAAAGAAGTAAATGAAGCAACTGGTCTAAGCCCAGCGCTACTATCAAGATATAAAAAAGGTGCGGGTGAATATGCATCATCTGCCGATAGTTTATCTAGCACATTCCACAAAATCGGTGACCATGAAACAGCCAAAAAATTTACAGACAAGTCCAACAAGAGATTTAGTGGTATTCTAAAAGCAACAAGAAAGCAATTTGATAACGATAGTAACGGTATCAAAGAAGGTTTAGCAGATGACTTTTTATCTATGGCTAAGGGCATGAAGAATCCAAACGGTTCCCCGCGGTTCGCAAATGCTAGAATTGTGACGCCAGAAGAGAAGATTAAAGAACGCCAAGCATTGGACGCTAAACGTGCTGAAGAGTTAAAAAATAACCCCCCAAAACCTAGAGTGTATGCAGATGATGAAAAAGATGACAATTCCAGAGGATATGGCAAGGGCCGTTATATGGGTGATTCTGTTGAATACGCAGGATTGGATAGTATAATTGAAGGTAGAATGGTTCCCACGCACAACGCATCAGGCAAACCAAATCCAAACCACCCTGCATACTCTAAACACAAAGCTGCTTATGATTCAGAACAAGCTGAAGTTGAGGCATCAACATTTTCACTCAAAAATCAAGATGCACGCAACAAAGCCGCCAAAAAACCAACAGAGAATCCAGTCAAGATGTCTCATATTGATGATGCTATTGGTTCATCATATCCAGATGTAGAACCATATGATCATCTATCAAGGCAGTTTCCAGAATTACATAAACAGAATAAGTTGTCAGATATGGCAGACAAAGCAATACGTGCAAATACAAAACACAAGTCATTCTCACATTATACTGACGATATGTATAAGCAATTTAAAGCTGACTCTGATCACGACGAGAAAATGATGGGTGAAGACACAGTCCTAGATGAACAATCCGCACAAGAATTCATGGCTAATGCAATGAATAGCATTGATCCTCAACACAGGTCTGCAGCGAGAAAGACATACCGCGATGCCAGAAACCGGGGAATGACACACGCATCAGCATTGACAAATATGTACAATAAGCATAGAAAGGTAAATGAATCTGTATCACAATTAGATGAAGTTCGCATGCCGCTGCAAGGTCATCCTTATCACGACAAAACAGATGACCAACTTAAGTATATTATTAAGGATGCAGGAGAGGCAGCTAGAGCACAAAAGGGTATGTCCTCAGAGGGAAAGTATTTAGACCAAGTTAATGATGCCACAACTGTATTGTATCATAGAAAAAAACAACAAGTTAAAGAAGCATTCCAGGCAGTTATGCCACAACCTCAACGTGGTCCAACACAAGTAGAGATGGACAAAGCCCAAGCTCATGTCAAGAAGGCACACCCAGGAATGAAGTTAAATGGTGTGGCTATTGGAATGGATGGCAAGGTTAATGTAAAGGCAGTTAAAACAGCAAGTTCAGTGGTCGAAGAATCTGAACTGACAGAACTAGACACTTCAACATACAAAGAATATTTGCAAGGAAGAAAACAGTCGGGCAAACCAAACTCCATCCACAAGGCAGTTAAACAGGCTCTTGGCGTCAGAATTGCAAAAGAAAAACTCCAAGCTAAAGAGGCCAAGGCAAAAGCTGATTCAATGGGCAAAGTTTATCAATAATATTTCCTGATAAATATATCACAAAACATTGATGGGCACCATGAAGAAATTTACACAACTATTGAACGAAGTCAAAACTGCTCCTGAGCAGCTTAATGGGGCAACTGCCCTGCGAGAATCTTACGTTAACGGTGATATATTTCAAATTGGTGCGCTTGTCAAAACCAACAAAGGTATTGCTGAAATTATAAACCGTGGCCCTAATTATGTAACATTAGTTAAAGAGGGTGCAATATTCAAACGGTGGATAACAGACATTTCAGAGACAGATTCCCAGTCTACCAAACAATCCAAAATATACAAAGAGTCATTTGTAGTTAATGGATATAAAACGGTCAACTTCTCAAAACAATTAGCAGAAAAATTCAATGAGGTTGCCAAAGTGCACCCAGACAAATTTGCACTTTTCACCTGCGCAGTATGCTGTGATAAATTACTTGGTGCGTCTGCAGAAGAATTAGTAGAGAACTTCGACAAGTTTAGAATTGAATTTGATAGGGCAAGTAAATATCTATCAAAATTTGATATAGTGGTTGAGGAAATGGGCGCTATAGAAGACAAGCTACTAGAATATGCTCTATTTGAAGGTGTTAAATTTTCAGCCACAAACAAACACAAAGTGGCCACCATTATTTCTGGGGCTGTTGGTCACAAGTCAACAAGTAGAGACCCAACAGATATCATTCACGGTTCAATAGATCATGTTAAGAAGAACAGATACTCTGAAGAGCAATGGAAAATATTAGGCAAGATGCTAAATAAAGCAACTGAGGCTGGTATTAAATGGGACAAGGCCAGGTTACACGCAATCACACAACAATTTATGGGGTTAAAATAATGTCAGATCAAATCAAACGTGCTGCTGAATTAATGATCAGCGAAGGTGTTTTAGATACCATCAAAGGTGCATATATTGTCGAATCAAAAGATACAGTCACTATTCATCATCCAGGTCACAGACTACACGGTAAAAGCGCCAGTGTTTTCTTTAGACATCCTGATGGTGCAGTAAACTCTCAAGTTACCAATTCATCCAGAAAAGGTGACGTGACAAATTTGACATTGAAACCTGGTCAATTTAAAGAATCAGCAGAATAATAAGAAGGAAATATAATGGATCATAAAGAAAAAGCAGCGACAAAATGGGCAGCGTATAAGAACGGTGGATGGAACGTCACCGACGTTGTAAGCACAGAAGATAACTCCGTATTCTTCTCTGAAAAAGATAATGTGTATAGGAAACATGAATTTACATTTAACGACGCAGTTGTTACATTGTCTGCTCCTATTAATTTCAAAGTACCTGTAGTAATTATTGCAGAAGTTGAACCGGAACCTATTGTAGTCGTTCAACAACCAGTCACCAAAGTATCAAAGAAAAAGGGAGCAAAATAATGGGTCTAAAATCAGTAATCACTAGCGAATTGTTAGAATCGGTATTGGCATACAATTCTATACAAGAGTCGTTTGAAGTTAAGAACTCCGAAGGTAAGGTTGTTCATACTGCGTTCTCGCAATCAGCGGCAGAGAAAAAGGCAGCTGAACTAACTACAGAAGGCAATAAACATTCTGTGGCATTCAATAGAACAGCTGCAGTGACAGAGGGTACCATGCACCCGGCCGGCGCAACTCTGTTAAAACATATCAAACCAGAGCATCACGAGAAGTACAAGAAATTTTTGCAAAAAGGCACATTCAATGGGTCTTACAGTGATCGTGCATCAGTATTGAATGCAGCTAAAAGCGCAGGACACCTTATCTCTGAAAGTGTAGAAGAAGATGATGCTACACCTACAGGATATTCTGGTAGCCGTCACACACCTGAAGAGATTGAAAATGGCAAGAAGAGAAAGAAAGAGAACGAGCGAAATGAATGGGCAGCAAAGAATGGTCGCAAAGTTCAAGGAAATTATGGTAAAGCATTTGACACGAATATCGAAGGTGATGAGATCAAACCCCGTGCAAAGGTTGACCCAAATAGACGCCGTGGACGTCCTAGCAAGGCCGAGTCTAATACAGGCGAAACATTTGACTCCACAGGATTGGCAAAGGTATCCTGGTTGAATATGGGTAAGACTACTTTACCTAAAGGTAAGGGTAGAAAAATTACACCAATGGCAACTGGTGACAAAAATGAATTGCCAGAAGCAGTTAAAATGGGTGGTGCTGAACTAGACGGTTCCGCCGATAACGCTAGACAATTTGCCAAAAAGGGAACAGGCGACACCAAAGTGTCAGCAGCATCTAAATTTTATCAGATGCAAACATCAATAAGTGATGAGGACATTAATAAGTTGCAAGCAACTCTAGGTGCAGGCGCAACCAATATCCCTCAGCATTCTAAACATGGTGTGTCATTGTGTATGCAAAAAGAAGGATACCAATACTCTTATGATATTTCTGTTGCAGGTAATATCCTAAAAGAAGGCGTTGGTATCACAGAATCAGGTATTCTAGCAGAAGCAACAAGATTCATGGAATCTGTACTAGCAGAAGCAGAGAGAATTGATAGTCAATCCGATCGTATCAAAGATATTATTAGAACAGCTGTCAATAAATAATAAAGAACATTCAAGGAGAAGGTAATGTCAAATTTAGGTTTTCAAACAGCCAATTTAAAATTGGTCCCAGTGTCGACAGCGGATTTCGGTGTATTGACATTCGCATCTGGCACACTTACGGGTTTCAAGACAGGTGAAAAGATTTCTGGCGGCACTTCAGGTGCTACAGCAAGAGTATCCGGTGTCATTTCAGCAACAGAACTTCGTATCAAGGCCGTTAAGCCAAATGGTACTACGGGTGCGTTGTTTGTAGCAGGTGAAACAATTACTGGCGCAACAAGCACAGTAACAGGTATTCTGAATGCAACACAAGCAACAGCTTATGCACAAAAACGTAAGCAGTTGCGTTATGACAGCACAGCGCCAACATTGGCAACGGGCAATGTGACTTTTGCATTGACTGGCAATCATATCACATTTACCACAGCAAATTCAACTGGCACAACTGGGATGGCTCCTGGTGCACAATTTATTGTATCCGGTGCGAATGCTGCAAACAATCAAGTTTATACTGTATTGTCAGTGGTTTCAGGTGTTGCTCTGACCGTCACACCTGCTCCAGGTGCTGCCGAGGGTCCTATTGCAGCGGTTGCTAAGGGATTGCGATATTTGGTTTCGTTTAATTCTGTGTCCGCAGATGACAAGGGATTGAGCAAAACTGGTTCTCATGGTTTGCAAGAAGTTACAGTTGCAGCAAGAATGATGATGTCTAAGTCACAAGTGACAGATACGTCAGTTGCTCCAGTATACGCATGGACTATCCCAGCGGCAGGTAACTATTCTGTTGCAGGTGCAGGTACAATGAGATTTACAATGGCATTAAATGAGTCAGTTACAGTAGTGGGTGCACCGAGAGTAGCGATCGTAGACGTAGGTTCAGCACACACTGTATATGCTACATATAACCCAATTGCATCTGATGCAGACACACTAGTGTTTGATTATGTGTTAGGTTCATCGTTGACATCAGCTGGCCAAATTGTGTCAGTTGCATACAACGCAAACGGTGCAACAATTACAGATATCGGCGGTGCAGCTCTAGTGCCAACAATCTCCAACTCTGTAACTGGTATCCTGATTACAGCGTAATTGAATAATGGCTGATAAAAAAATATCAGGACTAACAGTAGTAACATCCGTCACACCGACGGATGTTTTGCCTATTGTCCAAAGTTCAAACACCAAAAAGGTTTCAATAACTACGTTGTTTGGTGACATCCCAGTTGATATGAAATATAGTGGATTGTTGCAGTCATCTGTTCAACCAGAGACTATTACTTCAGGTAATCTATCTGTTCTTGTACCAATATCATTTATAGTTAATCAGACAGGTGCGGATTCAAGTTTAATCTTGCCAGCAGGATCATTGAATTTAGAGAAAACTATATTGGCCACAGATTTAACAACCAATAAAGTTGTAGTTAGTATTACCGGTCAATCATTCACTGCTTTAACTTTTAATTCAACTGGGTCTAGTGCTAGGTTGATATATACAAACAATAAATGGTTTATATTATCCCTATATAATGTAACTGCATCGTAAAGAGAAAACTATGTCAAATCTTAAAATTAGTCAGCTCCAAGAGGCAACAACCACAAATGCTGCTGACTCATTTATGGTCATTCAGGGAAATTCAAACAAGAGGTTGACTCTAGCTTCATTGCTTGGTCATATGGATTCCCCAGTAACTGTCAACAGCAAATTACTAAATTTAAATTTTGCAGTAAATGGTGTTAGCCCTAATCTATTGTGTACCGATGCACAATCAAACACAGTGGGAATTCGGACAAATATTGCAGAGAATGCTGCTCTACAAGTGGTTGGTGACATTAGGGTAGGTGGTACTAAGGTTGTCAATAAAATCATTTCTGCTGTTACAATGGGTGCAGTGGGTTCTGGCGGTTCTGGCAAAAAATTGGTCACAATAACAGTTTCAGAAAATCACGGGTTTGTTGCTGGTGATAATATCAATATAACTGGTGTAGTTAATGTGGTGTCATTAAATGGTCTTAAGAAGATATCCGTCCCATCTCTTAATGAATTTACATTTACTGTGGTAGATGACACAACCGGCACCCCTGCTCTCGGGGTTACCCCAAGGGCAACAAGAACAACGTATTATCCTGGTGTCTATAAGGGGTCATACGAAGGATATTTAGTTCCTCCTGATGAGGTAAGTTCTACCCATGCGCTAGATGCATCATATGCTATTACTGCACTTTTGGTGTCAGGTTCTTGCAATTTCATTTTATCATCAGGATCACAAGGTCAAGAGAAGTACATTTACCTTAAGAGTATAGTCAACACGGGTGACAAAGCAACAATTAGGGTCGGCGGTGGTCTTGGGTTCAATAGAATTCAATTTCAAAGGGTTGGAGACGGTGTTCAGATGGTGTTCGATGGAGATGTTTGGATTGTAACTGGCGTGAATGGCGCAATTGTTTCGACAATATGATAGATAACTTTACGTCGTATGCTATGAAGGCATATGATAACCCATCATGTACTACTATCAATGATTTTAGACATGATATGACTAGAATAACCCACTTAAATAGGTTATTCAATAGGTATTATGAGAAAGATGATCTGCAGGTTAGGCTTATACTAAATCACATGATTGTGATGTATAATGTATTTAAACCAGACATGTTAACAGAGATGCTTTTCTCCAAAGTTAAGCCTGAGTATTGGTCTGGGGTTAAAACTATTTTGACATACTTAAGTTATATGCCAGAAAAGGTATCATCTATCAATAAATTAGATTCTGATATTGCAGTAGATACAAACATAGCAAAAGAATTGAGGCAAATTTAATGGGACAGATTGTTGATAACGCTATAGCATTGAGAATAATATATCTATTGGTTAGAGACTTCAAAAAATGGGACTCTTACAAATTAGGTATGATGGACGCTGATGGTAAGGCCACAGACAAACGTGCATCAAATCAAGATGAGAGAGATTCATGGACAATGCTACACAGACTAGTCGCCAGATTAAAGCGCATAATAGGTCTGGCCCCAGGAGGAAAGACTCTACTGGGTAGATTAACTGCTTCATATCTATTAGTTAGAGAAAGTTATAACTTGGAATATGAATTGACAGACGATCAACTAACAGAATGTTTCATTTCTATACTGGAAACAATAACAGATTCTGACGTGGATAATGTGATGCATATTTTTGAAGAAATTGCCAACACAACTGTCGCTATACCAGTATCTAGAGACAATCAACCGTCAACACTTCTCGGTGGCAATAAGCCAAAAAAGAAAAAATCATATCGTGAACTAAATTTGAGTATGGTTCGTAGACCTCAACTGGACAATTTCACTGGTGTATAATGACAGCTAGCAATTCATACTCTGTTGCATCTAATGCAGTAAACCCATATTTTCAAAAGGGCATAGCATCCGAGATTAACTTATTTCAGGGGTTAGTGTCCGAATCTATACAAGTTATAGGGCACAATATACACTATCTTCCTAGGAAACTCCAGAAGTTAGATTTGATATTGGGTGAGGATACATTAAGCAAGTTCGACCTGGCTATTCCAATTGAGATGTATCTTAAGAAGGATCAGTGGGTTGATGATAAAGATATAATGAGTAAGTTTGGTCTTATGGCAGACGACAACGTAAAGTTTAGCGTTTCAAAAGCCAGATGGGAAACTGTAATATCAAAATACCCAGGTAGAGTGATGTATTTCAATCGACCTCAAGAGGGTGATTTGATTTATGAATCTATCAATAAGAATCTTTACGAAATAACATTCGTGGATAGGGATGCTCCATACTACCAGATGGGCACAAATCTTATGTATGTTTTGTCTTGCAGGCCGTATGTGTATTCATCCGAGAGAATTAATACTGGCATCACTGAAATTGATGACGTGGGATTTGAGGAAGTTACCGCAGATCTATTTGAGTATCAGGTCGTTCAGGAAGATGGAACTGGATTGTTGCAGGAAAATGGGTCATCTATCATAATAGATGGTGATCAAGCGAACGACAATTTCGACAAAACAGAAGCATTCAACGCTGCAGCTATAGCAGAAGAGTGGGATAAAAGTAACCCTTTCGGGTGATAATAGGAGTATGTAATGGCACTAGGTGATCCGTATTATCATGGTATAATAAGAAAAACAATTGTTGCATTTGGTGAATTGTTCTCAGATGTACGAATTGAAAGAAAAGATTCTGTTGGTGTAACTCAGCAATTGGTTAGGGTTCCAATTGGATATGGGCCCAAAGAAAAGTGGTTAAGAAGAGTTCAAGAAAATCCAGACTTGCAAAAAAGCGTCAAGATAACCGTGCCCCGCATGGCGTTTGAAATAACCGGTTATCAATATGACCCCTCAAGAAGGATGTCTAGTGGTTATGTGTCGACTGAAGGGCATGATAAAGTAAACACCCCAGTCCCATATACATTAACTATAAATCTATATGTTATAACTAGGACCCAAGAAGATTCTCTTAATATTCTAGAGCAGATACTCCCTTATTTTGCCCCTAATATAGATTTAAGTATAGTTGTGTTAGATGACCCAAAGCTAACATCGTCGTTTCCAGTGTCTTTATCCACAGTTAGTCAGAATGACAATTACGACACAGATTTAGATGATAATAGAATGATCATAAACACACTTTCATTCACTGCTAAGATTAATCTGTATGGCCCAATGATTAAACCTAAGGTCATCAAGACATCTATAGCGAATATAAACACCGGTGCATTGGTATACACTGCTGCAGTTAACCCACAAGAGGCAACGGTTGCAGATACATATACTATATTGGACAACTGGGAAATTGGTGCATGAACAAACTAAATGATGTATTTGATATTGAGGACGTTTCTCCTCCTTTGACGTTGGATGTAATATCTACGCCAGTAATTGATAAGGTTGAAAACTCAGAAGATGTGGATTTTGAAGCAGCAAGAACTAATGTGTATCAAATCATTGATCAGTTCAAAGCTGCCATAGAAACTGGAATGCTAATCGCCTCAGAAACACAAAACCCAAGAGCACTAGAGGTATTAAGCGGCCTATTGAAAAATGCTGCAGATACAAACAAGCAGTTGATACAGATGTCTAAGGATAAGCAAGACGTCAAAGTAACAAAGATTCAAGCATCAGTCAAGGGTGCAGTTCAACAAGCGCCAACAATAGGCACACAACAGAATGTGACATTCGTCGGGTCATCATCACAACTTAATCAACTGATCGCTGACAGACTAGCATCAATGAACACATGAATCCTGTAGACGTCGTTGACTATTTGCAGGGCCTAACCTTTAGGTCTAATCCGAACCTTCGCCCAAAAGGAGCACAGATAACATATACTGAGGACATGATATCCGAGTATATTAAGTGTAAGGCAGACCCAGTATACTTCATCAGTAACTATGTTAAGGTTGTGCATCCTGACCGTGGTATCGTTCTTATGGAATTATACGATTATCAGAAACGAATGGTTAGGGCATATCACGAAAACCGTAGGGTTATTTTCCTAACTGCCAGGCAACAAGGAAAAACTACTGTATCAGCAGCGTACTTTGTTTGGTATGTACTGTTCAATGATCAAAAGTCAGTTGCTATCATGGCAAACAAACAAGCAACAGCTTATGAAATCATGGATAGGTTCCGTCTTGCATATGAGAACTTACCAAAGTGGATGCAACAGGGTGTGGATGTATGGAATAGAGGATCTGTCACTCTAGAGAATGGGTCAAAGGTATTTGGGTCAGCAACAACAGCATCTGGTACCCGTGGTAAAACAGTTAATATTTTGTACTTAGATGAATTTGCATTCGTTGAGAACAACCTGGCCGAGGCATTCTTTACCGCTGTATACCCAACAATTACCGCTGGTAAAGACACAAAAGTTCTTATGACATCCACCCCAAATGGGTTTAACCACTTCTATAAATTCTGGAATGAGGCAGTTAAAGGTGTTAATGGTTTTCATCATCTAAGAGTGCATTGGTATGAAACACCAGGTAGAGATCAAAAATGGTACGATGAACAGAAAGCTGTTTTGGGAGAATTGAAATCTGCTCAAGAATTGGACGCAGAGTTCTTAGGGTCAAGTTTGCAACTATTAACATCTGCAACTATGGCAAGACTGACATACAGTACACCAATAAAAGAATACACGGATGAATACAAGGGCCTCAGCGTATATGAAGGCCCGGTAGAAAATCGAGCGTATATTATGACAGTTGACGTGTCCCGTGGACGGCATCTGGACTCATCTGCTTTTATTATTTTTGATGTCACACAACCACCATTTAGAATAGTTGCCACTTATAATAATAATGAAGTTGCGCCAATGATGTATGGTGGTATTTGCCACAAGATGGCGTCTAACTATAATAATGCATTTATATTAGTCGAAATTAATGATGTTGGTGCTCAGGTGGCTGACAACTTATATTATGAGTTTGAATATGAAAACTTATTTTGGACAAAGGGTGGCGAGGAACTTGGTAAAAAGGGAACAGACCCATTCCCTGGAATTAGAACGACTAAAAAAACAAAACGAATAGGTTGTGCTAATCTTAAGGATGTTGTGGAAAAACAACAACTATTAATCAACGACTTTAAACTAATAACAGAACTTAGTACATTCGTTCAATCCAAAGCTGGGTCTTATGAGGCTGATGAAGGTTTCCATGACGATATGGTAATGTGCGCTGTGATGTTCGCATGGCTATTAACTCAGTCTTGGTTTAAAGACTTGACTGACGTAGACATAAGAAATAAAATGTATGCTCAGAAATTGATAGAGATGGACGATGAATTGACACCATTCGGATTTATGCCGGACTATTATGAAACCGTAGATGAGGCATTATGATAAATATTAGATTTGGTGATATGTTTTATAAATTAGCTAGTATTTTTTTCACTTCAGATCTGCATGGGACTAGAGTTATTCTATCCATATCAGAAATGGTGTGGGCATTAACACTATTTTGGCCAGGTGTGACGTTTGATAGGCCAACATATAAAATTATGGCAGAGATTTGCTCCGAGGAATATTGGGCATTTGCATTCTTAGTGTCGTCAATTATACAATTTTACTTGGTTATCAAAAATAAATATCACAGCAAGTTCGCTCAAATATTCGCAGGTGCAAACTCCCTATTTTGGTGGTTTGTTGTTATAGCCATGTATAATTCTGTCAGTCCTCCTCCAGCTGCAATATCTGGAGAATTGGGATTGGCTATTGGTGCGTCTTGGATATTCATTAGGTCTGGTTACAAAACAAGAATAATAAGAGGCAACGAATATGTTTGATTGGGGCTCACTGACCTTTGCAACACTAGTTGCATCACTTGCAACTTTTTTGTTTTTGTGGCTATTGCAAGTTACAATAAAAACATTGTTTATAAACTACACAAACAATCTGGTTGATGAGAGAAACTATACCTGTTTGCGGTGTGTAGATATAGAAATGATAAAAACAGATATTAGGTTATTAAAAACCGAAGTTATCGTTATACAAGAAATAATTGATCGTGGGAGTATATGATGAAATCATGGTTCATTAAAATAGTAGGTGTTTTGGTGTTCATGTTATCTTTTATGATAGGCATGATAATATATCAGTCGGCAATTCCTACTCACCCACCCATAAAAGACAATCTTATATCTTATAATGTTACCAAAACCTCTGAATTTATTATGGTTGAGGTGTCAGTGGATGCCATTGTGGAAAGTTCGTTCTCTGCTAAATTGAGTAGGTTATTGGTTCACGAATCTGGGTATCAACTGGAAATTCAGGCAGTTGATGTAAATTATTCTGAAGGTGCGAATGATGTCCATAGAATATTTTACTTACCTAAAAATATGAGACCAGGTAAATATTGTGTTAGTACTATACTAGAATGGCGTCCGATGTTTTCTCTTACCGATAAGATAAACACAATAGATCAGGGGTGCTTCGAACTATGAGCAACAATAACATACACATACCTGCTGCGCCGGCAACGCGCAATATTTGGCAAGGTGAGGAAAGAAGGGGGACTCCACTTAACCCGTCAGATCACACTTTGTATCTGCATCTAAAGGACGAAATTAAAAGCCATCAAGAAATTATATTCAATGAACTCCGTGAGCATACGGTAGATGAGATGGGTAGGTTTAAGGACATATTAGATGAAATCAGAGCAACGTCAGACCACACCCGGATTCAGCATTCTAAATTGTCAGAAATGATCTCTGAAACTATAAAAGAAATAAACAAGCTTTCTGATGTTCAAAAGACTATTGTGTCTGCTTTCCCTAGGGGCATCGAGGGGTTACAAACACACAGTTTGTATCATCAGGAGGAAGAGGATGCAAAAAAGGGAAAAATAGAGATAATCAATGAGATAAAGAAGAAAGTTATGGCAGGTGCAGTTTGGGCAGCAATAAGTTTATTTGGATATGTTATAATAGATTGGTTCAAGACCCAGTTGCATAAATAATACTAACATTTAGATTGGATTAATAATGTCTTGGTATATTTTGCATAAAAATGGTGAACTTGTAGGTGTAGTTAATACCCCTACATGGGTATCCCTCGAAGGTGTTTCAGTTATATCTAAAGAAGGAAGTATCCCTGATTTAAATAACTATATATGGGATACCGAAGCCATGGATCTATTACCCTCTAGTAATAGGTTATCTAGACTAGAATTTATGTCTAGATTTACTCCTGAAGAGCGTATAGGTATTAGATCATCTAGTAATCCAGTAGTACAGGATATTATGAAACTATTAGAATTAGCAGAATTTGTTAGTACAAGCGATCCTGCTACCCAACAAGGTGTGGGGTACTTAGTATACTCGGGTATTCTTACTAATGCAAGAGCAGCGGAGGTACTTCAATAATGCCTGCAATTCGTGACTGGTCATATAATTATCTATCTACCGCAGCTACCTCAGTAATATGTGACGCTCCTGAAACACAAGCTGGTGACTTAATTATAGCAGCTCTTACATGTAAGACTGCTCCAAATACCGCTGCTGCTCCTGCTGCAGCGTTTGATGATTTTAATTCAATTCAAACATATTGGCAAGAGACAGGTTTTGGTGCAGTTACAATGTACCTTAATCCGTCTTCCGGTATATCTACAGGCACCGCAGATGGTGCGACAAATCTTCCTTCTGGTGTCCCTTCTGCTACCACTACATTCCCAGTAAAGAGTTTGATGGGTTTCATCAATGGTGCAACTGGTTCTTATTACGCTCCGGCTACTCTTACGGTAGCAACAACAATTATTATTAAGTCATATTCAAAGACATATATAACTGCAACAGATTTGTCAGCTATCACCTTCAGTATGGGTGCTAGACTTTATAATGCAACTGACCAATGGCAAGTATCTCTTTACTCGCATGATCCAGTAGGAGCTGCAGGTAACAAAACTATTGTAGCTACTGGTATTGCTAAGTTCTCGGGTACTGTTGTAGCTGGTGCTGGTACAACTTCTGCTATTACTCAGGTTCAGACTCAGTGGTTAGCAGCAGACTTTACTATTACGGGTACTGGTAGAATTCCTGCTGGCAATAAAATATTAGCTGAAGTATCTATTATCCGTGTAGGTGCAACAACTACTGCACCTCGTATCTATTTTGACACAACTGGTGTCACTACTTCTACAACACTCATATTTACTTCCACTGCTGTTGGAACACCCGGGTTGATATATGATAATATTACTGCCGCAGCTATCAATGCTACTGCTTCTGACTGGTGGCCAATTTCTGCTTTAACTCCAACAATACAAGAATGTATATATTTTGGTAAGACTACAACATTCACTAATTTTGCTTTTACTGTTGCTACTGCCGGTGCTGGTGGTACTGCTGTTGCTACGTGGGAATATTGGAACGGAACAGCTTGGGCAACACTTACAACTTTAACTGATACTACAGTTAGCTGGAGAACACCTACTGGTGCTCAGTCTGCAACTTGGACTGCTCCTGCTAATTGGGCTACTACTGCGGTTAATGGTTCAACATACTACTGGATAAGAATAAGAGTATCTACTGTAGGTACATTTACTACTAGACCAGTATTCACTAGAGTTACTCAAGGTACTTCTGTTTCATGGACTCAGCTATATAACGTAGTTAATACAACTACACCTGCTCAAATAGTGTTCTATAGATACGCTAGAGCAACAGAAGACGCTACATTTACATTTACTATAACGTCATCTATTATGTCTATGGCGATTATATCTATAAGAGATGTACATCCAACAACACCGTTTAATAATGGTACTGGGTACGCTACAGCACTTAATGCTTTGATCAAAGCAAATATGCCTACTAGAACTACGACGGTTAACAACTGTCTAAATCTTCACTTAGTTTCTACATCCGTTGCTACTGTTCCTTCTATCATTGAAGGTCCTGTAACCATGCTATATGCTAAAGACGGGGGTACGTGCTCTGATGGTTGCGGATGGTCAATTACTCCTATTGCTGGAACTACACCTACTGTAGGTATGTCTCGTATCGCTGCATCAGCAGACGTACTGGCAACTATATCTATTCAGCCACCTACAGAAGGTGCTTCTGTAGTTCCTACCTATTGTGCATCAGATCTATCACAATATTTGGACCCAATCAACGGCACAACTGCATATAATGGTAATACTGCTTTTGCCGCAACCGCAGTTACTCACTACGGCACACTTCTAAATACTAAGACTCTGGCTAATGGAACTGCGGCTGCATATGCTGACTCGGGTATTAACTCATACCACTCAATGGGTCAAGTTACGTCAGGTACTACAAAAGGTACTTGGTCAGGCAATACTTTAGTATTTGCAGTAGCTAATAAACCAAATGTTACTGGTGAGAATATTCTTATTCATGCAAAGCCCATGTTGGCAGTTGATTTGCAAACAACCGTTGGTATTGGTGGTACTGGTGTATGTGGTGTTGCTATTGGACTTGGTTCTACTGCAAATGTTGATTATAAAGTCTATCACGTATCTGGTGGTGGAACACCATGGGGTGCAAATTATCAGCCCACTATTATTAATACTAACTATACAGGTGCAGGGCTAATACAGAACACTGGGACGCTGAATCCAGCGTCCATAAACTCAATTGGTTTCTTTGTTGCAGGATTCTTGACAGCAGCGGATTGGATTTTTGGTTCTGCGTGGTCATTAGATGTAACTACGGTTGCTGGTGGAAATGCTGCAGAGCCTGTAACACCAGCCGAAGTAGCTAGGGCTGCAGCAGATGGACATGAAAGAATGTCTATTACTCGGCAGGGTACTAACCAGATCTTGGTTTTTCAACCAATTCAGTTTGGTAATGGCGGTACTAATCCAATCTATCTAGACTTCACTAATGCTGCTACCGAGTTCCCTAAGCAGTACGATCAAGCATCAAAAACTACTAACTACTGTGCTCCTGATGACGTTTGTGGTTATACATTCTACCCAGGTGCTGGTGATGTAATTAATATATCAGGTGCTTCATTCTCATCACCTTCTAAGTTTCACTGGAAATTCCACGCTTCTTCAAATGTATCAACATCAGTAATTACAACTACTGGGGCTGCAGTAACAGGAGCAGGAACTGTTCAATTAATACCTGGTATTACTTTTAGTAACATTGCATTTTCTAAGTGTAATGAAATAGCCTCTAATGGGGCTACTATTACGGGTACATCATTTACTAGTACTGTAGGTACAGGAGCCCTATCTATTGCATCCTCTGCCCACATGACCCTAGTATCGAACTGTAGTTTTAGTAGTAATAGTACCTATGGTATACTCCTTACAAATACTACAGCTGAGTCTTATAACTTTGTAGGTATTAAGTTCTCTGGTAATACAAAAGATATCTATGTGGCAGCAACAACCGGAACTGTGACCATCAATATCTCCGGTGGAGGTGGAGTACCAACATACACATCTGCTGGTGCTACAGTTGTTTCTAGTCAATCGAATAGTTTCTCTATATCCAATATAGTGTATAATTCGGAAGTTCGGATTTTCAACTCTGCAGATTCTGTTGAAATTGCAGGTGTAGAAAATATTGGTGTAACCGCTGCTACAGGTGGCACTGTATCTGGTCCTGATGCTAATGGTCGGTATACATTCACAATTTCGCATCCATACTCGAGTAACCCAGTATTCATAGTTGTGAATTGTATCACAGATTTGGCAACCGTACCCAATAGATACAATTTCCTAAGACAAGACTATACGATCAATAACTCTACACAGAATCTTCCTGTCGTACAAATTCTAGATCGTAATTTCAGTAACCCTTAAAAACATAAATAATCAATAGACCTAATAAACAGGAGTTCAAATGGCAATTATTATAGACCCAACAACGCTAATATCTGGTGGTGATACCGGAACTGCTTTTGCAGCACCGATTTCATTAGATACAACGCTAAAGACAATTACAATTACACCAGGATCAGGTATCCTTGCAACGGCAGCCGATGGTGTAACAGGTCAAGCACTTTATTCTGCACTTAAACTGTTGTGGAAAAACAACGCCACATATATTAAATTTCCATTCCCAATGGAAGCTATCACCCCAGAAGAGTTTGAATTTATTAATGGTTGGCAATTAGCTAATAACATTACTAGAAAATCGCTTAGAACATGCGGATTCGTTGAACGTGATGCTTCTGGGGTAATCGTTCGTACATATGCTGGTATTGTGTCATTGGGTTCATTGGGTGCAACAGATCAACCATATTACCAACAAGTGTCAACAACTGGTGCACCCGTTAACTTCAGTTTTCAGGGACCAGTTAATGAACCAGTATCGGTTAAAGTAGTAGCGGATATTACTGCAGCTAATGTTAATGCCACATCGGATACATTTACACTACTAAATAACGGTTTGGTAAACGGTGACTATGTTAAGTACACACAGGGTGGTATTGCTCTTACTGGTTTGACCAATAATTCTTACTACTATGTTGTGAACGCAGTTGAAGCTACTGGTGTATTCCAAGTATCTGCAACTCTAGGTGGTTCTCCTATTCTATGGACAGAAACTGCTACAGGAACTACAACATTCACCAAGGATTCGACGACTTACATGAAGTTGTTTGCCCGTGAATATCAAAAGACATATTCGGCCGCTCAGTTAAGTGACATCGGTGTATCGGTTATGACATACATTGTATATCGGTTCCCATTGGCCAATGCAGACGATTCGATTAAGGTAACTGCTTCTGGTACCGGTGGTAATTACAATTTGGTTCAGATCTCTTATCTAAGAGATACAGTTAACAACGCTGGTGCATTCTTTAATGTTCGCGGTGCATATTCTACTGGTGCAGTTGCATATGCTTTATCTGATGTTGTTATGGCTACAAATAACCGTTGGTATCAGTGTAAACTGGCTTATACATCAAATGCAACTCAGCCAAGTGCTAATGTGACCAATTGGTCAGCATTCATTGGTGAACGTACATTGGATGGCGGCGCAACATATTATCCATATACAGTTATTATTGATGGTGATAATACAGTAGTTGCTACAGCATCTGGTATTAATACAACCACCAAATTATATGAACGCATTCAGTATCAATTACGTCAAAACGTGGATATTGATGATGGTACTTATGGTTCTGGTGTTATGATTGGTAAAACAGCGGATTCATTATTGAAATTCGTTGGTGACACATTAGTTACATCAACTGGTGTTTTCATCGAATCTGTTAACGCTAATGACAAGAATAGTATTGATTTCTATGATGGTATTATCACAAAACGTACGTACCCATACACAGCTGGTGGTGAATTCAATTTCAACCCTAACTTGGTGTCAGATGCATCCTCTATCTACAGAATGTATTTTACACAGTTACAAGGTGCCGCTGTTAAATTTGGTGCATCTGGCGCGGTTCTAGTTAAAGATGATTCGCTTGCTGATCTATCCGGTACTGTTTCAGGTGCAACAGTAGGTTGGTCATTTGCATATGACGGTAATACTCAAACAGAAACACAATGGAAAGCAACAACAGCATATGCTATTGGTGATGAGTATAAAAATGGTACAACTTGGTATCGTGTAGCTACTGGGTATACATCATTAGGTACCTTTGGCGCAACAGATACTACAAATTCTACCGTATTGAACGGTTCAACGGATGGCCCTTCGGCTACAGTGGTTGCTATTGGTTTGAATACAGGTCAGTATGTGTCGGCAACAACAAAGTTACTTCGTGCAACTGGTCAGAAGATTGGTCTTGTTGCTGCATTGGAAAGAAATTACACGAATCCTTAATTTTATATAAACTCTAAATATCCCCTTATAAATATGATACAGGGGATATTTTAATTTATGGGGAATTATGGCATATACGTTCGATGGGCCTAACAAGTTAATAATTCTATCGGCTGGTACCACAGTATTAGACGTTAAGGATTTGTACTCTAGATGGAAAGATTGGGTTGCAGTATCAGACAACTCGAAATATCTGCCTGCCGTAGTAGTTCTTGGCGGTGACCCATTACCTGGTGGTAGATATCTAGGTACCACATACTTCATCGAAAATGGGTGGAAGATTAGACCATATGAAGGTAATCATACACTAGTCGTCTCTGGAAACATGTATTCCAGAGACGGTTCTGATCCATTTGTTAACACAATTGGGTCGTACAATGTAAGAATTATGATTACAGTTTCCAACCTAGTAGATACAGTGGCAACCGGTGGTGGTGTCGGTACAGTTGCTGAAGTTAGGGATGCAGTGTGGAACGCTACACAGGCATCATACACTGCAGCAGGCTCTATGGGTGAAGCTGTATCTGCAGCAGGCTCGGCGGGTAATCCATGGATTGGGGATCTGACAACATACAACACCCCAGGTACTGCTGGAAAAATTCTAAAAGATATTGGACTGGATGTTGCAACAGTCAAAACACAAACAGATACCGTAGAAACCACTTTATCATCTGTACAAACAGACTTAACAACGATTAAGAGTTACACAGATACCGTAGAGAGTAGTTTGACTGCAGTTCAGACAGATCTTACAACAATCAAGTCATACACAGATACGTTAGAGACGTCTGCAACATCACTACAAACTACAGCAAACACCATAGCTGGCTACACAGACACATTAGAATCCAGTGTCAGCGCAATCCAAACAGTTACAGATACTATGCCAACTGCTGCAAATGTAGCATCTGCAGTACGAACAGAATTGACCAACGAATTGGCTCACATATTGACATTAGCAAACAACCCAGGACTAACCACAAATCAAGCAACTATGCTTCTAGAGATATACAAACTCTATGGTCTAGACCCAACAGCACCGCTAGTTGTGACAAACAATAATAGAACCGCTGGCGCAGGGGTGGTACAAACAGTACAAACCAGCGATACACAAACAGTAATAACAAGAGTGTAATTTATGTTCAACCATAAAGCACTTGCTCTAGAGGGGGTGGGTTTCGGGCACAGAGTTTTAGCTATTCTAGGGACAAGATGGTTTGATGTTCAGGTAATAGTTACCCCTCCGCCACAAACTGGCGGCTCTGTTTGGTATCCCATAGAGGATTATCTAATAACAGTTAGGGTCACAACAAAATCTGGTAAAACTTACGAGTCATCATATAGAGCAACAGATCATGGATTAAGTAGTATCCTTAGGATAACTGCTGTATTTAATAAGGTTATAGAGTTCACTGGTGTCATAAATATTGCTATAACATCTAGTGTGTTGAAAGTTAAAAAGATAATAACGTCTGTGTTCGTAAAGTGATAAATACATAGACAAATTGATATTTGGAGATCAAATGATATTAGGTAAAATAGAACTAACAGAACAATCGGACTTGGAATTCGGATTAGAAATCCAAGGGACTATAGAGAAAACATCATCTATTCGTTTCGTCATTGAAGGCCCAGATTTTGACGTATCTTGTAAATGTAAAGAAAATTCAGGTACAGTTACAGCAATTATTCCTAAATTAAAAGGGATTTTGCCTTCTGGTGTATATGAGTCTAGATTGGAAATTATCATTGATGGTAAAATTTTCACTCCATTGAGAGAGTCAATCGAGCTAAACCCTCTAGTCGAATTCGGTTTATCTAAACCTGCACTGACACAAGTAAAAGAGGGAGTAAAGTTCAAGGTCAAGACTCCTATTGTTGCTAAAGAATCACACGTTTCTTCTAGGGATAAGCAAATTCAATTAGCTATAGCTGAGGGTTTTGAATTAGTTAAAGTCAAGAACTTTGATGTCCTTAAGAAGGATAATATGTATCATGGCATAGTTAGTGAATCAAATGTAGTGTTTTCGGATAGAGGGTTTGACTCGTTGAGTTCTCTAGTTGAAGAATTAAGCAAATAAAATGACTAGGACATTCAAAGAGATAGGCCCAACAGCGGTAGCCAACACCAATGTTGCCGTAAATGAAGTTCTTCGTGGGGCAACCCTCGTAGAGCAGCAAGAAACAATCATCGCACATCCCAGCAATGATAATGTTCTTCTGCCCAACTCTGACGGTTCTATTAATGTAAACATCAATAATCCTACAGGGACAGTAGAGCTTGGGTCTACATCATTAAATGCACTTGAGAATATTACCGTCCATGTAGACAACATTGCCAGTACTGTAACTGTAACAAATTTCACAGACAACGGATTAACTGATACGCAATTAAGGGCGAGTGCAGTGCCAGTTACGGGAACCGTCATTGCTGACACAGGATTGGTACAACCACTGACTGATACACAATTGCGGGCTACTGCGTTACCTGTGTCAGTTGCCTCACTTCCATCACATCCAGTAACTGGTACATTCTGGCAGGCAACACAACCAGTTTCCGGAACTGTTACTGTGTCAAATCCGACTGCTGTTGGTCTTACCGATACCGAATTAAGAGCAACAGCTGTTCCAGTATCTATTGCTTCTGTACCATCTCATGCTGTAACTAATGCTGGTACATTCTCGGTACAAGTAACTTCTGCTCCTACCACTACTGTTACGGCAACTGCTTTGCCGCTCCCAACTGGTGCTGCAACAGAAACTACCCTGTCTGCACTAAACACCAAAGTTACTGCTGTAAACACAGGTGCTGTCACAATTAGTTCTGCTCTACCTACCGGTGGAAATGTGATCGGTATCGTTCGTTCTGCTGGCCAAACTACACCTGGATTTTCAGTAACTGGTCTTTCTCCTGTGCTTACCGGTGGTGCCGATGATGCAGGAAATATGCAAGCACTATCTCTTGATACTTCTGGTAAGCAGAATGTCAATGTAGCTGCTTCTGTACTTCCCACTGGCGCTTCAACTGATGCAACTCTTGCTGCTCTAAAGTCCGTTCAAGATACTATTCAATCTCAGACTGAAATTATCGAATATGCACTGATGGCTCTTCTAGATAAGATTGCTATGCCAGACCGTTTTGATCGGTCCCGTGTTGTAATTGGTGACACAACGGGCAATGAAATAAATGGGCCGTATTACGGCGTAAATGTTGCTATAGTTGGAGATTCTAACTTGGGTAAATCTTATGCTCGAGTCAATGAAATCTGGAACATGCATGATGCCGGATCAACTAGAATCTATAATAATATAACGGTGGTCTAAATGGCTTTAAAGCAGATTCTCCATAAGAAGACTTGGGAGCCTACTTCTATACATTATAACAACTCTGTATATGCCGCAGGCGGCTCTACTATTTGTTGGGATACGTATGATGAAACTGGTGATACCAAGATATTCATGTATCGTGGCGGCAATCAGGTAGCTACATTGTGGATGTATGACTCTGTAGAAGATTCTTGGTCAGAATCAAGAGGTACTACAAACCCGAGCGGTAATCAATCTAACGAGTATGCCGGCAATGCTTTAGCATATACTTCTCTTGGTACTCCCAATGGAACTACTTCTAATTTCTGTACCTCAAACTCTACCACATTTCTTACAACAACTTTAAATCTAGTCAAAGATATTTCTGGTTCTAAAATTAGAATCATAGGTGGTGAAAATGCTGGCTATGAAGGCACGATAGTATCAAACACACTTGGGTTCAATGCGAGTATTGAGATAGATCCACCAACTGCACTTCCAAACTATACAGCTTGGGTAGAAATATTCTCCGGTTCGGTGTATGCAGTCTGGTCTACCAGTTCAACCACAACTCCTTTGTTTAATGTATATGATATTGCAACAAATACTTGGAGCACCAGAACCTCGCCTTCTACGAACACATATGTTCAGTATTCTGTAAAACTTACTAGTCTTCCACAGATCGGTTCAGATTTAGACACAGGCACAATTAGTTCGGTACTGACAAATTGGCTTCCATCAAATCTAAGATATGGCTCCTGGAATTTTAGAGCAGGTTCAGTTGCCTATACGGATGGTACAGTTGCTCAAGGCAGCCCAGATCAGTACTCTACTAGAATAGATTATACTTCTGGGGACGGGTATTGTTGGATCACACCCAATGTTCTAACGGCAAATACTACCTATACATTTTCTCTCTGGGTAAAAACACCTAGTATTACGAGTACTATTAGGTTCAATGTTTATATGCAAGGTGGTTGGACAACAAGTTTAACAGTTCCCACATCTGGTGTTTGGACTAGACAAAGTATGACTTTCACCACAGATGCCGTAAGTACTATAGTTCAAGAAATTGGATTTTTCAATCTAAATCCCATAGTTTATATAGACACAGTTCAGTTGGAAGAGGCCGCTAGTCCCGGCACTTTTCTAAATACTACATACAACCAAAGATGGGGTACTAGTAATCTTATTCCCAATACAAATTTATCTACATGGCTACTGCAAACGGGTAACACCATAACACCAAATCAGACTGATCCATTTGGTGGCACCACAGCAGTTTTATATGAATCTGGTTCTACAATATATTCATCTATAACGACTACTCTGAGTATTAACATATACAACAAACCCTTGATCTTGTCGGTCTATATGAAAGCCGGCACAACAACCGCGGCACAACTTTATATAGAAAATACGACCGCCGGTTCTCCGATGGTTGCTTCACATGCGGTCGTACTAACTACTGAATGGGTAAGATATACATGTGCTTTTAACACAAACACTTCTACTTCGGGTGTCAAAATCATACTTGATACTGGTATCTATGGTGCAATCAATACTGGCAATATCTATATTTCTTCACCTCAACTAGAATATGGCTCAGTTCCAACAGAATTTATTGCAACTACAGGTTCTGGTGCTAAAATTAGACAAATTACTGGTGGCCCACTTTCGCAACTCACATTCACGGGTAAAGACTGGTCACCAGGTTCTCTTAAAAACTATAGAATAAAATTCACTCGTCCATCAGTAGTGAATCTATTAGCATACTCTACTAACTTTGCTAATAATCTAACTTGGACTACTACTGGTGGAGCAACAAAGACAGGTAATGTTCTTAATTGCGGTACTGATTCTATGAGAGTTGATGTCAGACCACTTGGGCAATTGGCATTTCTTAAAGCAGGAACTTACACCTTCTACATAATTGCATCGGGCACTGGTACATTTAGAATGTACTCATATAATCAAATTTCTCTAAGTTCAAATGCTGGGGTAGATTATACTCTTACATCTACTCCAACTAGGTTTGTACATACTTTCACATATGCCGTTGATGGAGCGTTCCCAGTTTTCGGAAGAATGGTTGGAAATACTGCTACTGCTATTACTGTATATGCAGGTCAACTTGAGTACGGTTCGGTTGCTCATGACCTAGTCTATACTGATTCCAATTTAGATTATACTGCCGGCACACAATATCTTCCAATTATAGACAATGATGCCAATACCATAACGGTTCCCATTACTCTTGGTGATGAGCCAAGAACAGGGGATACTATTACCATTGAACCAAATGGCGATGACATCTATCTCTCTGGCAATAATGAGAATGCTTTATATTGTTACAACCAACGAGCAAATACTTGGCTTCCACAAGAAGTGATACCCACAAGAAATAGAGGATCGGCGCCAGGCTGGGAACATTCAGCAATTTTTGTGAATAAGATTGACGGTTGGTCCCTACCAAAATCTGTACCACTAAAACAGCTCAATACTGCGTATACCTATGGTGACAAAATCCAGCCAAATGTGCCTACCATTTCTTATGACTACATAAAATCTGGTGTGTTTGAGTGTACGGTACCTGGTACTTCAGCTGGGAGTACTATGACTGGGTGGCAATATGTAATGATCATCAATGTAGAAAATCACGTCGACGGTACTGCTACATTCATGCAAAGATTGGTGGAACAACCAGGCAGATATATTTACTCTTTTCGTGGTAATAGTACCGCCACACTACACATTTTTGACATCACAACTCAGATGTGGCATTCGTGTGATTCTACTATCACTTTCAAATATGCGGGCTGTGGTACAGCACTGATGTCGGGCGGCACTTCTTATTGCCAGACTGGAAACTATATATATATTGATGTGCCGACTAGCTATCAAGGTGGCAATAGATTTTATAGATTTGACATCAAAAATTATCTAATGGAACCATTCAAAACTTTAAGATCTGCAGCTAATGGCTTGGCACAATCCGGCCAGAGAATTTGGCCGTCTTACAAAACAGTTGGATCTGAGAAGTACACATTCATTAACTCTATGGCTACTAATACTTACAACATAAGACGGTGCCGAGTGAATTAAATAAGACAAATAGGAAAGAAACATGACAACAACAGTAAATCTTCGAAAACTTCTCCATCGTAAAGCATGGGAAATGTGCACGCCAAACCCAGTTGTTACTTGGGGTCAGGGTTCTATTCTTGCTTTTGATGAGAATGCAATTCTTCCAGTATCAGAAAATGCCACCTATATGTTTTCCGGCGGTGGTTTGGGTGCGCTCTATAACTACAATGCCGAACAAGATTCTTGGCTTCAGGTAATCTCTGGTGGTCCAACACCGGTTAACTCGGCCGGTTCGATGTCCGTGCTGCATCCACTGGGTATGTGGGGCGGCACAAAAACACAAACTGCTCTTGCTGGAACTACTACTACTCTTATTACTTCTAGAAATTTAGTTCGTAAACTCGCAGGCCTCAAGATCAGGGTCACTGGTGGTACTGGTGCTGGGTATGAAGGTACTATTTCTGACAATACAGTTGGTCCTAACTCAGTGCTTACAGTAACTCCTGCTTCCGGTATTGCATTCTCTGCCACTACAACTTTTGAAGTATATTCAGGAACTGTGTGGCTTATGCCTTCAGTCGCCTCTACTACCGGCACAATCTATTATTTTGATCGTGCAACAAATGCTTGGGGTACTAAAGCTACTGTTACTCTTGCTGCCAACTTAGCTAACCATGGTAAGTTTGTAATTACCCCAAGTCTTGAGGCAACATTTGACTCTGGTACAGCTACCGCTGGGGCGGGCAATGGAGCTTTGATCAGTGGAACTAAGAATTGGCTCACAAATTGCTGGACTAATTATCAAGTCCGTATTATCAGTGGAACTGGAGCAGGCCAATATCGCACTATTTCTTCAAATACTGCAACGACACTCATAGTATCTGCAATATGGACGACGTCTCCAGACGCTACATCAACATTTGAAATTACAGGTGATGACGATAAAATTTATCTAATTGGTAATGCTGGTGTCAATATCTATCAATATTCCCTGTCTGCTAATACTTGGACTGCAGCAATGACAGTGAACGTTGCACGTGCCGCAGTTACTGGGGCAGGCGTTACTGCTAATTGGATTGCTAACGTATCCGGATGGACTGTACCACAAACTGCTGCGGTGCGAGCCAACTCCACCCCGTATGTTCTTGGTCAAATTATTACTCCCGTTGGTGGCACAGATGTGAATGCATCTTGGTATGAATGTACTACGGCTGGTACTACGGCCGTAGCTGAAGTTGCTGTTGCTCTTTGGAGAGTCAACATTGGTGCGGCCGTAACTGACGGTACTGCCGTCTTTACAAGAAGAATGGTCCCACAAAATGGTAGATATATCTATTCATTTAGAGGAGCAGCATCTGCAGCTCTAGACATTCTTGATCTTGCTGCAATGTCTTGGAATCAATGTACTTCAGGTACCAACTTTGCATACGGCCATGCTGGCGCAGAAACATTCTCCACCGGCACTTCTGCCACAGATGGAAATGGCGCAATTTATATCTATAAAGCAGGTGATGCACAAAAACTACTTAAATTTGATGTAGCTACACATACACTGTTACCATTGGCACTAGGCACATATTCAGGTTCAACTGTGTACGATGGACAGAAACTTTGGTCACAATTCTACAAAGATGGTGCAACGACAATTAGATTCTTCTACATTGGTGTGCCCTCCAAATATGAAGTACTTAGAATGATGGAGATCTAAACATGGACTATAGAGTTTTTGAAGTAGCCCCAGGTCGGTGGGCATATGCAATTTCTGGTATCTATCAAGAATGGAAACCAGGTGTCGAAGGTTTCGAGCCTATGACCGAACAAGAGGCAACAGATTTTGTTCTCAAAGAAAAGTATAGATTAGAAAATGGTGTTTAATCATGTTATTAACATTTTTTAATAACACGATTAGGCGGATACTTGCTATATCGTCTATTAGTGCAATTTTTTCACGAAACAATGTATCTGATTTTATAAACCAGGCAATAATAAATAATAGTTTTTCCCAAAACACACTTATTAACTCGTATGAGCATGGTTATATTGATGTTTCTTTTGATATAAATATTATCACAACATCATTAGGCAGCAATACTTGCACAGCCCAATTCTTAACATAGGCACTCACATATGGCAACCAAATATATCGAGGGAACGACAATCAGGGCGTATGCCGAATTTAGAAACGATAGTAATGTTCTAGTAGACCCCTTGACCGTTACTCTCAAATATAAACAACCGGACAACGTCCTGATGACGAAGACGAGCCCATTAGAAGTCCTTAAGGTATCAACCGGTATATATGAGATTTATTTAATTCTATCCCAGGCAGGAAAGTATGCATTTCGCTGGGAAGGATCTGGTAACAATGGGTCTGTTTCAGAAACAGTTATTACAGTTCAAGCTTCACAGGTGCTATAATGGGAACTAGACAAGATTTAGCAGACTTTGCACTTAGACAACTTGGCGGCGGTGTCGTTAATGTTGAAATATCAGACGATCAGATTGAAGACAACATTAAATTGGCAGTTCATTACTACCAAGAATTTCACTTTGATGGGACA